CACATCATCGCGGCGTCGCCGCTCTTCATGTTGTGGATGCCCGCGCCCCAGAGCCTGTTTCCCTCCACCTTTGGCTCGTAGGGGTCCCACTCCCAGGAGGCCGTGATGGGGTCGATGTCGAGGTGGATAACAAAGCAAAAATGTTATATGGTCAGACAACAATCCTTAGCCCATGACCGAAGTTAAGCTAGAAGGATACTCCTCAGTAGAGAAGTGGTTGAGCGGTATCAACGAATCCACTCGTAAAGGCTACCTTTGGCACCTGGAATCCTTCATGGATTGGGTTAGGGTAAACAGCCCTAAATTTGGGTCAATGACGCCTGATGAACTCGTGGAGTTCTGCCTGGACGCCACGCCCCGGCGGATCAATGAGTTCCTAGACACCAAGAAGGCGTACCTTCTCAGCTTGAGGGGTAGACTGAGCCATAAGGCGAATGGGGATAAGGTGGTTAAGTCATTCTTCGCACACAACCGGGTTGAACTCCCCTCGGACAGGACGCTCAACCTTCACGGTGACAGGCCGAAGGTGGAGGGCACCCTGACGCCCGAGGATATCAAACGGGTGATCCTCAGTAGCAATGTGACCTATCAGGCCGTATTCATGGTCATGTTGGGCTCGGGTATGGGTCAATCCGAGTTTGTGTCATGGAGCAACGGGGGATATGAGGATCTCCAGAGGCGGCTCGACGAGAATGTTAAACTCGTTAAAATCAGTCTACATGGCAGGAAGGGCGACAAGAACCAATACAATTACTCGACGTTCATAGGCGGCGACGCGTTGGCAGCCCTCAAGCGGTATCTGGGTGAAAGAGGGACGCGGCCCGGAGCGATATTTATCAACACACACGGGGAGCCGCTGACCAAAGTGGCCTTGTACCGCTACTGGACGCGCAAGCTGATCAGAATCGGTATCAAGACAGAGAAGGGATGGACGGGGACAAACACCCATGAGATACGTGATGTCTACCGGACACTATGGCGGCGCTCGGGCGTGCCCGTCGAATACGGCGAATACTTCATGGGCCACCGGGAAGCCTTCGACAAGTTCGGATACGATAAGACGGCTAGGGATGAGGATGGGCTCCGCAAGCAGTACGAGGCGGCGCTGTCGATACTGAACATACTCAGCGAGACTAGGCCCTTCAAACTGGTGCATGAGGACGAGGTGGTGAAACTTAGGCGTGAACTCGAAGAGTCTAAGAAAGGACAGAACGCCGAGGTCGAGGAGCTTCGCCGGGAGCTTGCGGTGTGGAAGGAGGCGCAGGAGGAGAGGTTTGATCGGGCGGAGTGGAGCCGCCTAGTTGGGACGAACGTGTTCTCTAGGGGGCGGGACGAAGAATTTCAGCGGTGGCGGCGGAGCCGCCAACCATGAATTCAAGGAACCCCCTAGGGTTATATGCTTGACTGGGAGGAATTACTATAGAATTTAGGTTGGGAGCGTCTTTATGCCGATGGCGGGGCAGTTGTCGCCCGTCGAGAGTTCCTGCCCCATGTTTGAGGATTCCCACGTCGCGCCCACGAGGCTCAGCACCCCGCATTTCAGGGCGTTGAAGTCCAGCGCCTTCGGGTCGATCCTCTGGGCGAAGAGTGGCACGGGCGCCTCCACGGTGATGATAAACTCCGCCTCCTCGAAGGCGGCCTTGCTGTAGTTGCCGTATCCCGTCACGACCGCCTGTATGGCGGTGATGGGCTCGGTGGTGAAGGGGAGACTGTCCCTGAATATGAGTTCGGGCCAGTCGAAGATTTCTATGGTTATGCTGTCCCCCATGAGGGCGAGGTTGACCTGTTGGAAGGGCCTCTCCCCGAAGCCCTTGATCCGCTCGGTGAGTTCCTCGGGGAGCTCCGTGGTCTGGTAGTTCGCCGTCGGCCTCATGCTGAGGGTCCTGTTCCAGATCAGCCGCTTGAAGACGCCCTGCCCCGATGTGACTTGGAGGCAGTTCTGCTGGACCCACGCCTTCTCGGGTGAGATGGTGTTGAGCTGGAGGCTGAAGTAGCCGTCCCCGAACTGGCTGTCCCTCACCTTCGCGGGTTTGAGCCAGCGGAACTCGGCCTTCGCCCACTCGATGGGCTTACACTTGGCGTGTAGGAGATACCACATTTTTTTTCTCTCCATTAGAAGTTTACTGCAATAATTTTTAAGCCGGCCAAATGAGCAGGCAGGTTGTTCATCCATGTATTTACTAAATCATATTGATATGTTCCGGCATCAAGCACCTCAGTAGCATATAATAAATGCATAGAATAACGACTGTTGTTTACAGCACTTATCGTTTCTTCAATGGTTTTATCAACGCCGCCCCTCTGAATTTGACCACTTCCTAATGGGTATGGGTGTACAATAACTGCTACTACTACAATCATTGTTCTCTTGGTTGTGGTGATGCTTCCAGACAAAATCGTTGCGTTAAGAGCCACCGAATCATATTTAGGATAAATAATATCCGTTGACGCGGTGCCTATCCAAGTGTTTTCGGCGTTTGCGTTTTCAGCTAGGGCCGCGGTACCCGTCTTCACGCCGCCGGTGACCGCGTAGAATTTCTTACCCGTTAGGGCCTCCGCCACCGTCAAGTCGCCGTCCGCTATATCCTGAACGGTGGCCGCCCCCGCCACGTTGAATATCGTGGCGCCGCTCTTGATGTTCGCCGTCGCGAGGTCGGCATCGATCGCCGGGAGGCCGCCCACATCCCCCGCGTGATAACCTGCAGGATACGCGCTACTAGCAGGGGCAACGGCCACCGTGGGCATAGTTCCCGTCTTCAACGCGGTACTGCCCGCATAGAAGGTCTCGGGGTCCTTAACATCCCCCACGGCGGCGGTGCCCTCAGAGATGATGTCCTTCCCCATCAACTTCGACAGGTCATCTATATTCTTCCCAGCTATCTTCGCAATCCCCATCAGATCAACTCCGTCACCACGTAGCTTGGATTGAAGAACACTATGTCGGCAGTCACCACATATCCGCAGACCTGCACCTGATCACCCGACCCCACGGGAGATGTTTGGCTCATCGCCCCGGGGGTGACGGACGCGAAGAGGAGATTAACCGCCCCCGCGCCCAGCACCCACGCCCAGGCATCATGCCTGAAGTACCCCACATGTAGGAGTTTTCCGGCGGCGTCGGCCAGTATAGTCCCCATGGCCATCACCGTCGCGGGCATCTTCGCCGCCGTGTCCGCGTCCGCCTTCCAGTATTTGCCGTCGCTCTCCATGAAGAGCACCTCCCCCGCCGAGACGTTTTCGCCCACGGTGTCGACGGTGATTATACCGCTTCCCGTGTCATCTACGCCGAGAGATGAATCTAGTTCGCCGGTACGTTCTATCCAAGCGTCATCCGCCGCGTTCCGCTGGTAAAGCTTGTCGTCATCGGTGTCGAACCAGAGCATCCCCGCATAAGTGGTGCCCGGCGCCGCCGCACCGATGTACAGAGTCTTCATATTCATGCGATCCGCTGTCAGAATATCAGCGACGATCCAAAGTCCTTCTCCAACCATTTCACTTCTCCTCCTTCATTTTAATTTAATCAAGTCACTGAAAGTTCATAGCTCACTGTCACAGTTTTTGTGGCGTTTTTTGTCTTTGAGGCGCCCAACACGGTTCGGGCGACGAGGACACCCCCCACTGCCAAAGTCAGCATTCCTATCTCCCACCACGTTCCATTGCAGTCGGCCGCTCCGAAGAAGGTGTCATATGTGACCGCGGAGCCGGTTATGGAGATGTTCGTGACCACGAGGCGGCCTATCTCGGCCTCCATCGCCGAGTCACCCTCGGCCGCCGGCGTGAAGCCGGAACCCACCGCACAGTACCCGCATGGGTCGAGGGCGTCGCCCTTCATCAATTTGGCGTAGAGTTCCTCCCCGTCGTCCGTGACGAGGTTGTTCCTCCAGGGCATCTGTTCGAGGATTTCACCCGTCTCCGCGTCCCTGATGGTGAGCCGGCAGCGGCCCTTTACTCGTACTTCATCTTTTAGTTTCATATCACGCCACATCACTGAAGGCAATTTTTGCTATATTTGCGGCCTCAATCTTGAATGAGCCGCTGGCCAACTCCGTCGCCACGACTGCGTCTAGGGCCGTCGCCGTGTCCGGCCCCACTGCCTCAACTAGGTTGACGAGGCCCATGTCTACGCCGAATGAACCTATTTTGGTGCGGTCGATGTCTAGGCGCAGCCTGTTCAGCCACTCGGCGAGCTCCTCCGCCGACCTACCGAGGCCGACGTCCATGAACACGACGCCGTCCTGCCCCCCGGGGAAGCTGAAGGATACCGTCTGTACCACGTATTGCACCGCGGTGATTCCAAGGGGCGCAAGAGTTATCGTCACCAGCTTGCCGCGGTCGGGGACGACGGCCTGATTCACTGTTTCTAGATTCTTGATGTTCGGGGTTTCGTCCACCATCTCATCTAGAAGCGCCTGAGCCGTCGCTCGCGCCGCTTCCCCAGTCACTATCGCTTCGTCCCTGTGGACATATTCCCGCCACATGTAGTCTCCGCTTGAGGCGTAGTTCTGCTTCGCGGCGAGAACGGGGACCTTGTAATGCGTCTTGTAGGCCATCTGGTAGCTCGCAGCCTGCACGGTCCAGGCTAAGCCGTCGACGCTGTAGGCGTTCTCACCCGCCGCTAGATTATCATGGTACCACTCATAGTAATCAGTTACGTCGCCGACTACCTGAAGGACGATCCAGTACTTCACGCCGATGAGGAGCGTCGCCTCGATCCGGGTGGGCCTCCAGCTTGCCGCGGTCTCCACGAAGTCCTTATCGATACTGAACGTGGCGACCTTCGCATCCGGACCCGCGCTGTCTGTACGTATCTCCCCCTCAAGGTTAGCCGGGTTCAGCGTCCGCTTGAGGTATAGGCTGATCTGATCCAGGTCGGATCTCTGGGGCGTGAAGCTCTGGGCGTACCAGTAGTCCTTTGTGTTTACTGCAGCGGTGTGGACCAACTGCTCCTTGTCTACCTCGTAGTAGTAGCCGCCGAGGACGTAGACCCGGTTCTTGATGGAGTACAGGCTCGACAGCTTCTCGGCGCCCGGGGAGAGATCGGTTTGGTCGTAGGTGACGCCCGAGTCCTCCGTCTTCGCGGCCTTCCAATAGAAGTCAGGCCAAATACAGCGATATGTGAAGCCGCTTACAGTGGTTAGGTAGTCTAGGACTTCGCTGAGGCTCCTATATGGGAACCGGGCGTCGTCGAGGGTCGTCGTCGTGACATCGATGTCGAACTGGTTCACTGTCGGCGCGTATTTCGTCAACAGGTCCGCGACGATCAGGCTTACCTCCTTGTTCAGGTAGGTCTCCGTGACCTTCCGGTCCAAGTAGATATGGAACACGTCGCGGCCCGTAACCTCGACAACTATGGTAGCCGGCAGGGGCCACGTCTCCCTCACCTCCTCCACCATACCGTAGAGGCGCCGGGTCGTCGGCGGCTTGAATGTGTCGATGAATATCTCCACGATACACCCTCGCTCTAGCCAGGTTCTCTTCGTTCCGTCGTAGTCCTCCAGCGAGAAGGTGAAGTCATCTGCCACCCCGTTTTCGAGGCTCACTTTGAGGGCGTCCCCAGACCCAAGAATGCCGGGGCTGATGTCGTGAACCACGCTACTTAGATCGGTGACCTGAACCTTGGCGTACCACATGTTTAATACTTCCTTAATTGTCGGAGGATCAGGTCCGCCGCGAGGCGGGCGGTCGCCTCATCTGCGTTCCCCTGGATGGTGAAGTTGAAGGTTATCGAGCGATCTGCCCCACCTCCGCCTCCCCCGCCCCTTCCCATCGGGGTGACGCTGACCCACTCGCGCCCCGCCTCGCCGACGAGAATCCGTGTAGGTTTCGTGACGAGGCCCTCGAATCCGTGCTGAGCCGCCGCCTCGCCGCCGGCTAGACCGCCCGCGCTGGTTGCCAATACATCAGCATACGCCGCTAGTGCCGCCGCGTTCGCCGCCGCTTCTGACTGCGTTCTCCTCGTGGCGGCCCACGCTGCATCCGCCGCCGCCTCCGCCGCCGCCTGCAACCTCGCAGCCGCATCCACTCCACCGTCTAACCCCCCATCCTGGGGCACCGCGGGGTAAGTCGGGCTTGGAGGAGTAGGGTAAGTAGGCGACGGGACGCTCTGACTGAAGATGCCGCAGATCCAGTTCCAGGCGTTCTGCGCCGCCGAGACCATGCCGCTCCAGATATTGCCGAGGCTCGTCGCCATCGCCTCGTTCCTGATCCTCGCGTTCTCGCGGTAGGCGTCCATCACCGCGAGGCTGTCCGCATGGCCCCTGTCCTCGATGACCTTCTTGTCGTCCTCGGCCTTGGCGACGATGGCGTTCCTCTCGGCGGCTTTATCCGCCTCCAGCTTGATGAGGTCTGCTTGGAACTTGTCCTCCATCGCCTTCATCTCGGCCCTAATGGCCCCTATGTCCGTCTTGCGGCGGCCTTCCAGTAGGTTCATCTGGGCGTTCGCGACGCCCTTGGCCTGCTGCTCGTCGGCGGCCTGCTTCGCTTCGAGGGCCGCGATCTGATCCGCAGCCGCCTTCTTCAGGGCCTCAATTTTGATGTTGTGCGCCGTCTCCAGAGCCACGAGTTGATCTGCCGCTGTCTTCTTGAGGGTCTCTACGTCGCTGATGTGCTGAGTTTCCATTGTCTCCAGAAGCGCGTCGGCGACGGCCTTCATACTCCTCTGGGTCTCGTACTGCCAGTCGTCAAGGGTCTTTAGTTTGGCGTTTTCCTCGTCCTTGATCTTGACGAGGGCATTGCTTTGCTCCTTCTTCAATGCCTCGAGTTCCGCCTTTGCGGCCTTCTCCGAGGACATGTAGGCTTCCTCGAGCGAGCGGAGTTTCGCGTTCTCCTCTTCCTGGATCTTCGTTACGGCGTCCTTCTTCTTGGCCTGGAGCGCCTCAAGTTCACCAGCATGAGCTTCCTCGTACTGCAACTCCTTTATCCTGTAGTCCTGGCTCTTCGCGCTCCGCGTGGTGTTGTAGGTCTTCTCGAGGTCGCTGATGGTCTTCTCGTACTGCTCCTTGGTTAGTTGACCGCTGGCGTAGGCGTTGTCGGCTGCCTCCTTCTGGAGCAGGAAGTTGAGTTCGAGTTCGTCGAGGTCCTTTCTTCTCGCGCCGGTGATCTCGCTAAGGCCGCCCTCGACCACGCCAATGAGTTTGTTGTAGTACGCCGCGGTGTCGTCTAGTTGTTTACCGTATTCCGCCTTAATTGAGTCCGTCTGGTTTTTGTAGGTCTCCTTGACGGTATCCAAACCCATCTGTGAGGCTTCGATGAGTTTATCGTACTTGTTCTGAGTCGCCCTGATTTCGGCGTCGGCGGCCGCTTTGACCACATCCGTCTGAGTCCGGTAGGAGTCTCTGATAGTGTCGAGGGCGGTGCTTAGTTTCTCCTTGATGGCATCGGTCTGGTCTTGGTACGCCTTGTCGACAGAGTCAAGTTGGGCGCTCAATGCGTCTTTGACGGCGTCGAGTTGGGTGTTTAGGGCGTTCTTAACGGCGTGGGTCTGATCATCGTAGATATTGTTGACGGCGGCGAGTTGGGTTTCCAGGGCGTCCTCGATGGCGCTCTTCTGGTCATCGTAACTGCTCTTTATGTCCCCGAGTTGGGCGTCCAGGGCGCTGCTTATGTCGGTCTCGAGCTTGTCGTAGTGCTTCCCGTATTCCTCGATGACCTTGTCGAAGCCCGTCGCCTCGACATTCAGCTTATCCAGCCACGCCTTGGCGGCAAGATCGACCTGCTTCTTATACGAGTCCTCTGCTAAAGCCTCAGTAATGGACCAACACTCATCAAGAGCCGCGAGTTGCTTCTGGGCGTTTTCCTCAATCGTCCTGGTCTGAGCCGCGTTCGCTGCCTTAGTCTGCCCCGTCAGCCAGTTCCAGAAGTCGCCCACCTTCTGCAGCGCCCCACCGATCATGTCGAGGATCGGCTTGAGCCTATCCGCGAGAATCCTGCCGAGGGCGTCCACGGCGTTCCTGAAGGGCTCCACGTTGTCGTAGGCCCATTTGAGACCGATGGCTAGGGCGGCGAGGGCCATGATTACGAGGTATATCGGGTTGATGGCCATGATCGCATTCAGGGCTCCTTGGGCCGCGGTCATTATGCCGGTCGCCACGGTCGTCAGCGCGATCTTCCCAGTGAGAACTCCCCAAGCCGTGCCCGCGACGCTAGCGAGGGCGGAACTGACGGTTGTCTCCATCCCGAGGTTCTTCATAGTCCTGCCGAGACCGTCGATCATCGTTATCGACGCGGGGATAACCATCAACGCGAAGCCGACATAACTCTCCTTTAGGTTCCCCGCCACCATGTCGGCTCGATCCTGCGCGACGGTTGCACGTTCCTGAGCGATTTCTAGGTCCTTTAGCGCCGCCGTAGCCTGGTCCGACGCAGCACCGAACTTCGCCACCACGGCGTTATAACGAGTCTGAGCGTCCTCAGCCGAGTTGGCGGTGGACTTGGCTGACAGCATCGCCTTGTCGACGCTGACCTGGGTGTCGATCAGTCTATCGTATCCCTGATAGAGGCCCCAGGCAGCGGTCGCCACCCCACTGAGCCCAGTTATCAGTCCTCTGGTCGACGGCGTGAAGTCATCAACCTTCTTTTTCAGGGCATCTACTTTGTCTTTCGCTACATCGCTTTCACTACCTAATTTCGCAGTTGCTGCAGAGGTCTGATCTAATGCATTTATGGCTCTTTCAACATCTGTGCTGACCTTAATTAATAGAGCATACTCTTCAGACATTATTTCTTCAGGCCCCCTTTAATCAACTTCAATATTGATTTCTTGCACATATCCAAAGCCGGGCGCATAAATGGTCTAGACATCATTCTTGAGGTTCCGTGTTCCACCCAGCGGGCGTAGTCTACCTTCCGCCCCGTGTTTGGGTTGGTGATATATCCCCCGGCGGAGACGCCTATCTTATGAAGATGTGCTTTTGGTTTAGCGTATGCTTGAATCCTTATGCTTGTTCTGAGGCTTCCGCCTATGTACCCGGGTATTCCCGTTGATTGAGGCGTTCCCACGGGGCAGAATATCTTAGCCATGTCTCGAACAACTTCGGCGAACTCCTTCAAACCCGCCTCGGCTGAGGGGTCGAGGCTCTGGTTCAGCTCGGTTATCCTAGCCATTAATTTATTCAACCCCACGATCTCAACGCTTGGCATGGCTACCCCCCCTCATATTTTTGTTTAGATTCTCGATGTATCGATTCCATCCGTTAACATAGAAAATACGTTCCAGCGGCTCAAGTTCCCCAAACTCGGCGGGCGTCTTCCCGATGTGGGTGAGGAACTGAAAGAATCCTTGGCCGTATTTACTTTGGGCGAAACTTGGCGGTGTCAGCCTCCGTGCGCTGACTGGCGATCAAGACGTCGTTTATGATCCTCATCGGGACGTCGATGTTGAAACCCTTCCCGTCCTTCCAGTATTGGAAGTCGAGTGTTTTGTCAATGCATATGTCGGCGACAAGTTCGTAGATGCTTTGCACCAATTCGGCGCCGCGCTTCTCAAGTTTTATCAATTCCTTGATGTCCGTGGGTGCCTTTTGTAATTCTTCCCTGAACTTTAGTAATTGAATTCTATAATCGCCGATGGTTTTCTGTTCGTCGGGGCTCAGAAGCCGAGCCTCGACGTTGAACTCGCCGAGGTCGTCCTGAAACGGGATTTTGACGGTATTACTCTTCAGCCGGCGCATGAGGCGTTCCCTGACGCTCATCTGCGCCGCCAAATCAGCCTCGTCTCTTTCCTCGTCCTTTTTCTCTAACGCCTCAAGCTTCGCAAGCTTCTCCCTATTCCCCTCACTCAAACTCATAGCTTTTCCTCCCTCCATTTTTCGAATGCTTCCCAATCTACCTGGTTCTTCGCCCTCCATTCGAGATAATCCTCGAACTCCCCCACCTTCACGACGCGCAGCCGCGACGTGCTGATGGTGTTGTAGACCATTTTAAAACCGGGTAACTTCCCGATGTAACTCTTCAGACTAAGCAGGTCAAGCCACGTGCCCCCAATAACGAGGCCCATGGTCATGAGCATCTGCAAATCCTCGTCTCCAAATTTTAACTCACTGATACTAAAACGCTTATAGTTCTCCATTTTCTCCATCTTCTTCTCTCTCCAAATTCTAAGTCTTGTAATTTGCTTGTACGGTCACTTCATAACGAAGTATCCTCGGCGTCCGATCCAGTTCGTGGAGCGCCCGCCCCGCGTCAAGAGGGATTACCAACCCTATCGGCAGGGTGTATCCCGCCCGCTGCTCATTCAGGATCTTCACGACTTCGATTCTCATCTGCTCTGCGTAATTACTCTGGTCGTCTGAGTCCTCCCCGGCTGGCACTCTAACCCAAATATTCACTAGAAAACGCTGGAAACTGAACAGGTGAAGCCCGGCGGCCGGAACCCCCGCGGTGACCTTGGGCCCGAAGAATCGGTTCGGTGAAGAGATTGGCCCTGTCACTGTTATCTGGGGTTGATCCGGCCACTTCGGATCGTACCAGTCTACGTGAAAATGGATGTTGGCCGCGGCTAGGGGGGCGGCGAGGCTCCAATGCGCCACAAGTTCGGCTAGGATCGTCTCAGCGACCGTCGTCGTGGACATTTACGCAACCTCTATCGAGTGCAGAATGTACTGCCAAAGGATCTCTTTCTCGTTTTTCGTGAGAACCTTCGGGGAATTGAAAAGAACGCCAACATCGCCCCCACCGGTTAAGACGGGGACCACAAGGTCGGGGAGCATCCTCTTACGAACCATCTCGGTTACCGCGTTGGCGCAGAGCTGGGCCGTCACGTATTTTATGTCGTCGGGCACCGAGGTGAAGCCATACGTCCCCTTGATCACGACGTTCTGTCTGCCCCTGCAGAAGACATTATCCTCCCACGTGATGAAGGTCTTATAAGTCTGGAACTCGCTGAGAGTCTCGACCGTGCCGTCGACGCTGACCTCGGTCACGGTGACAAGCGGTAGGGGCAGGAGGTGGGTCGGCGTCCCATTCACCAGGCAGCTCGGGGGGATTATCTGGGTCTCCTTCCCCGACCCATCGCAGGTTATAGTGCCATAGTTGGCGCTGAAGTTGTGGTTGACGTAGTTGTCCACGAACTTCTGCGCCATCGGGATCAGTGTACCGGCTAACCAGCTATTGTATGTCCCAACGCTGCCGAAGCCCAATTGTTGGTACTCTACTTGACTCAGGATTGCTACATCCGCTGTTCCACAATATGCCATGTGTCAGATTCCTCCCATCATAACGACTTTTTCACGCATTCCGCAACATACTCCGCTTCTTCGATTGACATTGTGTTGAATATCGGCAGGGTGAGGATGTGCTCACTCACCCAGATGCTTTCCGCCGTTCTCCACGGCGGAACCCAGCCGAGCCGGGTCTCGATCCCCATCTCCTTTAGGCTCGTGGCTACCTTCGCGGGATTGTCCACGAATATCGGGAACATCATGTTTGCGTGGGATGTGACGTGTCGGGGTGTGGATTGGAAGCCGACGGCGGCGTTCTCTAGCTTCTCGTGATATATCTTTGAGACGTTGCGCCTTGTTCTCAGGTATTGCCCGACCTTCGCTAGTTGAACCCGTCCGATGGCGCTGCTCATGTCTGTTGGCTTAAAGTTGAACTTGGTTCTGCGGAGATCCGTGAGTTTCTCATAAATGGCGTCGTTGTCTGTGACGACGGCCCCGCCCTCGACCATTGTTATGGTCTTCGCGGCGTGGAAGCTGAATATCGCTGTCCAGCCCTGCGCACCCGTCTTTACGCCTCTACTCTCTGCTCCGAAGGACTCCGCCGCGTCCTCAATGAGGTTCTTCCCAGTCCACTCCACCGCATCTAGGGGAAGCCCCGCGAAGCTTATCGGAAGCGCGCACCCGAATGTCTGCAAGGGCATGAGTTGAATCGTCTTCTGTTCAATGGGGCCATAAGTGATCTCGATCCCCAGTAGTTTCGCGGCGTCGCTTGTTGAGTGATACGCGTAGGATGGAATCGTGACGATCTCAGGGTCGTGAGCGGCGAGGGCCATTAGTAGTGCCGATGAGCCACTTCCCACGACGACGGCGTGCTTGCATCCAAGGTAGATGCGTATTTCATCCTCAAACCGCTTCGTCTCTGGGCCGATTGTCACCCATCCAGACTCCATGACTCTCTGAACGGCGTCGCGTTCCTCCTGCCCGATGTCGGGTCTGCTCCACGGGATATTTTTAATCATTTTTCACACCATAAATATTCGTGTAAATTTTCGGACCGCATATATGCGACTGAAGATTCTCGAGGCTTCCGATCGGCTCAATCTTCCCTGTTGTCTCATTTACCTCGGAAAGCTCGAACCCGAGTCCCTGAAGTAGCTTCAGGTACTCCCCGGGGTCGGTGCCGAACATCTTGAGCATGGGGGGGCAGAACTCCGTGACAATTTTTATGCCCGCGTTATTCCTCAGTAGTTCGGATGCCCCTTTTACCGCCCCGCCCTCCGCGCCCTGGATATCCATCTTGACGAAGTTAATTCTTCGATCGTAATCCTTGAAATAGTCGTCCAGTCGCACGGCCTCGACCTCAATGGACTCGCGGTCGTCGTGCGAGTCGTATATCCTGTGATCCCCCTTGTTGTCCTTGCATAGGTATAGTCTGATCTTCCCGGTTTCGTTCGAGATTGCCTTTTGCACCAACACCACGTTTTGGTAGCCGTTCGCCTCCACGTTCTTCACTAGCAGGGCGAAGTTATCCGGGTCCGGCTCGAATGCGAAGACCCTCCCGCCCTCGCCGACGAGGTCCGCGAAAATCAGCGTATAGTACCCAATATTCGCCCCAACATCGATAACGACTCCGCCTTCCTTGATGGATTTTCGGGCGAGGTCCGTCTCAAGTGGCTCCCAATATTCATTGACCAAAAGGTTCAATGAGTCCCTCGAATCTAAGAACATCTTGTGGCCCTGGACCATGGTAAATATGCTCACCGTCTTCCCCTCCATGGTCAGCGAACCTTTGTGACGTCCGCCGCGTCCCTGACGTAAATCACGTTTGGGCCGCCGGTTCTGTTCTCCCAACCCCTGAACGCCGTATATCCGGCGAATGCGTCGTCAAATCCGATATGCCTCATATCCTCGACGATTGCCACGCGGGGTCGGTACTTCGAGACGTCGAAGGTGCTCAGGACCTCTGACTCATGCCCCTCAACATCGATGCTTAGCAGTTCAAAGGGCGCGGGGACGGTTTGCTCCTCGAGGAGTCTTTTCATGGTGATTGCCCGAACCTTATAATTCGTCACCATCTGCCAATCCGCGTTGAGGAGCGGCTCTACCAGCCTACTCCAGCCGCCGGGGGTCGTCGCGTGGAAGATGATCTCGTCGACGTCCTCCTTCCAGATTGCGACGTCTAGGCACTTAGCGTTGGGACGGTTAACGCGAAGCCTCGGGTAGTAGACGCGGTGTGGCTCGACGCAGACTCCCCGCCAACCCTGCCTGTCGAAACGGAGGGTGTTCGAGTCGGTGACGCCGTCGTGGGCGCCTATGTCGACGTAGAACCCGTCGGTCGTCCCCGCGAATATCGGGGTAATTACATCGACCTCGCCGAACTGCCCGGACATACTCACCACGGTGCCAACATCTTCAGTTTGTGCGCGGGGTTTCCGACCCAGACCTCGTTCGGCGCAATGTCCTCGATTATGTTCGCGCCTATCCCGATGAACGCCCCGTCGCCGATCTTCAAGCCGTCCCTTATCGAGGAGTTCGCACCCACCCACACGCCTTCCCCCACGTCGTCGTGGCCGGAGATTACCGCTCCGGGGCATATCGTCGAGTATTTCCCAACGTGGACGTGGTGGCCTATCTGACAGCCGCTTAATATCAATACGTGGTCTTCGACCTCTGCCCCATTCCAGACGACGGCGAATGGCTGCGCGAAGATTCCCGCTCCCAGCTTGGAGGAGCGTAATCTTTTGGCTAGGGGATCGATGAAGTTGATGAAGCTCGCGCCGTCAAGCTCCTGAACCAGGTTTCTCTTGTGACGGGTATCCCCTATGCAGCTAATGTAGTCGTAATTGAGGATGGCGGGGCGCTTCTCGACCGGGACGCCGTACTTCGTTTCCCCGGGCGTGCGGGGTTCATCGTGTATGTATGCTAGCTGCGGCTCCCGATCGAACGACTCCACCAGGTTCCCAATCATGTCCCCCGCGCCGATGATCACCAGTTTTCTCATGCCTTTATTCCCCAGCGATTTTATCCCGCCAGTAATCGACGCAACGCGCTAGTCCGCCCTCCAATGAGTGCTTTGGCTCCCACCCCAATAATCGTTTTGCCTTAGAGTAGTCGCCGACTAGGACGCTGATGTCTAGGGGGCGCTTCGGTATGGTGTCCCATGCAACCTCTCCCTTATATTTGGTCAAGCGCCCGATTGTTTCCGCTAGGTGAAGTATAGTCGTCTCCCGACCGGTGCAGAAGTTAAAGACCTGACCGATCGCCCTCTCCTCATCTAGACACGTCAGGTAGGCGCTCAGGTGGTCCTCCACGTACATGAAGTCCCTAATCGGGTCGGGGTCTCCGAGCCTCACCTCCTTTCCCTTGAGCATCTGGACTATCGCCTTCTCGATGACGAAGTGAGTATCATCGCGCCGGCCATATGTGTTGAAGGGCTTCATTATGGTGACGGGGAACCCGTAGGCGTCTCGCATGTAGAGCAGGTATTTCTCGGCGGCTGCCTTGCTCACGGCGTAGGGGCTATTCGGGTTTAATGGGGATTCCTCCGTCTTCGGCGAGGGGCCGTTTCCATACGTCTCTGAAGACGATGCATAAAGAAATTGCTTGAAGTGCGGTACCTCGCGGAGACACAGTTCCGCGAGGTTCACGGTTCCTGTGAAGTTTGTCTCGATCACCTCATTTGGGTGATCGTAGGAATATGATACGGGGCTTATGGCGGCGAGGTGGACCACGACGTCGGGCTGGACGTCGTGGATGATGTTCTTCAGGGCGAAGTGATCCCTGAGGTCACCGAATACGGTCTTAATATTCCTCCTATCTCCCAGACTGTATCTGTTGGTCACGTATCGTTCTAGGCCGTAGACTTCGAAGCCCTTCTCCGCGACCCTCGGAGCCAACTGCCCCGCGATGAATCCCGAGACACCAGTGATGAGCACCTTGGTCACCTCAGCCGACCTCCTGTGGGACGCGCCCCTCTATGTACGCCCGACCCATTTGGGCCGCCGTCTCCATGGGCGTGAACTCCTTGCCGCCGTCGGTGACGTACGGCGTCATGTCTGGGAACGGCGGCATGTGGAAGATTCCGAGGCGCGTAATATCGAGGTGCCATACCTTGAGGCGGGGATCGACCCAGACCTCGTATCCTTTGGCGCGGGCATCATTACAGAAGGACAGGTGGGGGTAGTCCCTATATGATATCTCCTTGAATACCTTGGACTTAACTAGGAAAAACGTGCCGACACTGTCGACCCTGAAGGACTCCTTTGGCTGCGGCGGCTTGAAGGGGTGAAACCGCTTGCCATTGACTCTGAAGATGTGGGTGTCGTAGAACAGTGGCGGGATGTGATCGCGCATCCAGACGTAGGGCGCGATGATGTCCTTATCCTGTAGCTTGAGTTTCTGGATGATGTTTTTCGGCATCTTCACGACGTCGGAGTCGGCTAGGAGGACGTGGGTTTCCACGATTGGATCAATCATCTGCTGGAAGTCCTTATAGATCGCGGAGATCATGTTTGGCACGTTCGTTTCGAGTTTCGGTTCCTCGTACACCTCGACTCGGTGTTTTGTAGTTTTAATCCATTTCTTCAGTTTTATGAGCGTCGGGTCTCCACCCCCTACGTTTCCGTCGGGGCGCCCGTAGCTGAAGATGAATCGGCTCACGTCCTCGAATTGTTCCGCCTCTCTGAGGAATAGGTGCAGCCACTCGCCCGCCGGGTACTTTATCGGGACGCAGACAGCGACGCTCATGAAATCACCTCAAATTTTACTAGCCGCCTAACAAGCCAGTAGAGAATTTCCTCCCTCTGTGCTGGCTTTAAGATGATGAAAAAGGGATAAAAGAATACCTTGAATCTAAGTATGGTTTTTAGGAGAACTATTAGCATTGATGAATGAAATTTGATAGTTACATTCACGTTTGTTGATTTAATTTCCTCTTTATCGTAAGGTAGTTTCTGCCACTGTTCTAAGGAATGCAAATCAAATCATCCTCCTCTCATCGAGGGCCTTGGGGCGCATCTCCTCCCTGATCTCCTCGAAGAGCTGAGCCCAGAGGGGTACCACAACCTTTTCCCAATCGTAATTGAGGCTGAATTCCCGCGAGGCCGCGCCGAAACTCTTCACCTTATCCGGGTTATTGTACGCGTCCGCTATGGCGTCGGCTATCTGGAACTCGTTCGGCGTCGCCATGTAGCTGAGCAGCATGGTGAGGTCGGGGGTGATGCTGTCCACCAGCCAACCATGGCCCTCTATCAGCTCCGTCATCGAGCTGAACCGGGTGCCTATTGCTGGAACCGCACAAGCTGCTGCCTCAAGGATCGGTATCCCGAAGCCCTCCCCGCGGCTGGCATTCATGAGGATGTTGAAGCCCCCGTACATGGTGGCCAGAGCCTCGGTGTTGAGGCCCTGGTACATATGGTAGGTGTGGGTCTTCCGGGTTAAGCTGCTGAAGCCCATCTTGTCGGCTAGGTGGTCAAGCGGGTAGCCCCCAGGGTACTGGGGCCAGGTGTGAAGGTAGACTCGGAAGTCCCTGCGTGCGTCGGGGTTGGCCTCTAGGAATAGTCGTATCCCATCGAACTCCTTATCCCACCCCTTCCTCTTGATCTGGTCCTTGTTCATGGCGTTTGCCCCGATGACGAAGCACCCCTCGGGCCACGGGTCATCCTTGCCCTCGAAGAGGGGGGAGCTGTGCTCGACTAGCCACTTGCGGTTCTTCTCCTTGTCCAGCGGCGGCGTGAATGTGTTGGTGTCTACGCCGTGAGGGATCATGGTGGTTCTGACCCTGGCCCTATCCATCATCCTCTGCCCGAATTGGCTCATAGTCACGGCCCGGTAGGCCCTCTTAGCCTGGTTGACTACGGGGTCGGGGGCGGGCTCGTGATCGACTGGGAAATATGCGATGTGCTTTGGATGGATCTTGGTGAACCAGTTGCGCTGCCCTTCTAGGAGTGGTGAGTCGCCGATCCAGAGGTCGAACAGCGTCACCATTACGTCGGGCTTCCAGTTAGCCACGATTAGCTGCGCCGCGTCGATACCGAACTGGTCGAAGAGCTTGGGGTAGATTATGAGGTTATTAAATGATAGCGCCGCGCCCTCTAACCCGTAGACGCTCAGGCATCGGATATCGTAGAATTTGTTCAGGGGATACACGACGCCCTTCGTGCCGACCCCGTAGCCCGTAAAAACGAAGGGGCTGTTGCTCCACCAGAGGATCTTGAATTTCTTACTGTCTGGTTTGATGGTGATTGATTTAAAATCCGGGGAGCCGGGCTTGGGTCTCGGCTTAGAGAAATAGATTGTGGCGCCGTGGTCGTGTTTGTCGGGCCACGGCGAGTCCTCGTGGACCTCGGGGTACCCATACTCTTGGCTGAAGTCGGGCCCGAAACCACGCTCCATGAACTGACTGATCCAGAACTCCTTCGAGTACACGCTGACGTGGGTCTTATCCGTGCCTGAACTCTGATCAGGGTGTAAGTCATCTGGGTTGATGGGCACGTCGATGATGATCATTTTCCCGGTACGGGCCGCCTCATCTAGGGCCTTAAACAGGCTCTCATCATAGGTGACTTCGACTCCATTATAGGTGCCTGGCGTCCTGAGGTGCTCGAAGACATCCAGTGCTATAGCAAGGTCGAACTCGCCGTCGCCCCACTTACTGAGGTCGCAGACATCGCCGCAGAAGATGTACTCGGCTACTTCTGGGGCGCAGTTCTCCACCGCCCACTCACTGATGTCTACACCAACCGCGTCCACATTTCGCTCATGGAGTGCTTGGACCATGTAGCCCCTGGCACATCCGAGGACTATGGCGGTTTTTATATTCGGGACGCTCTTCAGGAGCACGTCTACGACCTGACGGTCTCGGTAAAGGTAGCTTTCTGCATTATAGGGCGAGAAGAGGATTTTACCATCCTTATCCTTCCGCCCATAGTTAGAGCCTTCAGCATCCAGGTAATAGCCTTTTCCAAAGAATTCTTTTGGTGAGCTACCTTCAAACTGTTTCTTACTTGAGTATTTTATTTCTTTTCTATTGACTTTCTCCAAATTAACTCCTCCATTGATCTCCATCCTATCACCAAGAAAGTGGTGGGAAGGGGGGTAGAATCTATTATACCGGCTAATACTCCTTAGTGAGTATCCAATAAATCCCGTCAGGATGTAGACAGACACCGCCGTACCTGATGTCGGCGATGACGTACCTCTTCTGGAGGCGTGGACTGTACTCGGTCTCGACTGTTATGCCGTGCTTGATGGCTCCCGCGAGGGCGCCCTTGGCCAGTATGAGGCTGCGGTATGTTCCGCCGCCTACGACGAGGGTCCCCTTGGGGGTCTCATTAATCTCGAGTCCGAGGTAGTTGACGATCCTGCCTGTCGCTATGACGTCGCGGTTCCCGAAGGTCGCGGCGTTGACGAACTGGGTGTCCTGCATTAGGTGCTTGTAGGGCACCGAGTGCATGATCAGTTTGGCGGGTTCGTATGTCCCTGCTTCTACCGTGGCCATCGCCTCGGCGATGAGGCTGCCGGTCATTCTTCCGGTGTGGGTGTAGGTTCCGCGGTTTGTGCAGCTTAGGGCTACGTTGAAGAAGTAGTTGTCAATGCAGACCGCGAGGCAGCTTCCGAGGCCCTCATTCAGCGCGTCCACGAGTCCGACTTGGACATCCTCGATGTCCTCGCGGCAGATCGTGTATGCGCAGGCGTCGTGTTCCAGAGTTATCTGGGGGCACGTCACGGTTGCGGCGGTTGTCGCCGGCTCGTCGCATGACAGGTCAACGCATGTCGCGGGTCCTACACGACAGACGTTAACGATGTTTCCTGGTTTGCCCTGTATCTCGTCGTACCAATTCATGAACCACGCGCCGAGGAAGATGCTTCCGGGGTAGATGTGGTCGCGCTCAATCTTGTCTGCCCAGATTTCGGGGATGCAGCAACTCGGGTCGACGGTGCCTATGGTCTCGACGAAGCTCTCCTTGAGGTTGTACGAGGACTCCTTGAGTGGCCCCTTCGTTGTCTCTGTTCTGACGGCGATGTCCTCGACGTTTTTGCGGTTCTTACCGTAGTCTTGGATAGTCAGTTTCTCGGTGAAGTTATCGAGTTTTCCGAGTATGCCAAGTCTATAATCGAAGGACTTCGGCGTTCCGGCGCCCTTGACTTCGGTGAGTCCCTTGGTCTCTGCTTTGGGTGTCAGCGCTTCGATCAGCGTCTTCTCTAGGGCCTTGAATCTGTCATCAACGGTTTTAGCTAGTGCGGTTGTGTCTATCTTTATGACGGGTTGTTCATCATTATCCATGATGATCACCTTTTATTGTGGGCGTTGTTCGCTTCTCACGAAGCCAGTGGCATGCCCGTTTTTAGTCCACTGAAGCCCAAAATTTATAACGCGCAGGACTCAGTGCGCGATCAATCCGCTTACGCGGGGTTGACTGTGATTTGTGATCTCCATTCTACAATTTTATCGCCTAAAAAACACCTAATGATTATTCATTAAGTTCGGATATATGTTTCTTTGATAGTTCTATACTCCTCTGTTTTTGTTTTTTATGCCCAAATTGGGCACGGGGTTTAAGTTTTTCAGCCCATTTTAATATATAGATTCCGTTTATTATAAATAACTCTCCTTTATAATAAAAATATATTTTATATAAATCTTTAAATATTTTTGCTATTTTTAACTCATCTTCGGATATTTCAAAACAAGGTCTTTTACCTTCGCATATTTTAACTTCAATAAATTTATGATCATAGGTAATTATATCACAAGCACTAACAGAAAATCGTTCGCCGTTTAGTTCTTGCGTAAGTGTTCTAACTCGTTCATCATGTCTTTCTCGATAAAATACCATATCCTTCCACGTGGTTGGTTTTACTTCCACGGCGACAACCATCTCTGGCACATCGGGCACTTCTTAGGATTCTTGGTGCGCGGCTTCCACTCGTAACCGCAATGAGGGCACTTCATAATAACAACTATTACAACAATAACTTATAAATGTTATGTATCCTAACTCCACGTTCCAAACTAGCACCTAAAAAGCGGTGGAAAATTAATTTAGGCTTCGTTTAACCTCCGGCTTCAACCTATGGGGTCGAAACCTGATAAAGGTCAAAGGCTATTTCCTCGAGGACGGCGGCTTCGCTCTCAGTTTCCATGCCGGTCAGGTTCCACGACTTGATCGCGATGCTTCCGGCTATGGTTCCGCAGGCGGCTGTGCCCCTCGGGTAGAGGGTGGCGGCGAACTCGGTGGTGTTGAGGGCGAAGAGATCAAGCCAGTCACCGCAGAGGTACGCTTTGCGGGCGGTTCCCTCATAGTTTCTGGCTCCCTTCAGTATCTGCGTGGCGTCGTATGTTCCCATCGCCCGCCACTGAGTCTGCGCCCTGCTTCCACTGAGAGTCACGCCAGTCAAGAAGCCGACGATCGTTCCGCCGAGGCTTAGTTGCCCCACAAGGCCTTCTATTGCTACTGTTGCCATTCACTTCACATCCTAAATTGTTATCTGGATTTCCTTTGGCGTCTTGCTTAGTTTCTGCTTCATGTCACGGATCTCGTCGACGAGTTTTGTCTTATTCTCGCGTGTTTCCTGTACCTCGCGCTGTAGCTTCAGCTCCCGACTGGCGCCGTCGCTCAGGCGCTTGGCGTAGTCGCTTATCTCAGCCGTCTTCTCGCTGAGTTGCTGCATGAGTAAAGCGCATTCAGTCTGGATTCGTGAGCGTTCGTTGTCCGCGTTGATGGTGCGCTGAACCGATTCGGCCCGCTTCGCGGTTTCATCGTTCGCCCTTATCATGGACTTGGTGAGCTCTTCCTTTACCTGCACGACTTCATCATTCAGTTTCTGGACGCTGCGTTCGTAGCGGTCGTTCTGGTCCTTGTAAAGTTTGATGTCGCGGTCTGCGTTGTCCATGCCGATCTTGAAGCGCACGTTCTGCTCCTTCAAGGCGTCACTGATCTTCCGCTGGTTTTCGAGTTCCTCTTTAGTCTTAGCGCTGATGCTTGTTAACTCGGCGATTTCCCTCTGTTGCTTGATGAGCGTCTGATCTTTGGAGACGCCCTCCTGCATTGCCCTGATTTTTCCTTCTCGCTCAATCGCTTCGCGGTCCGCCGATTCCTTCAAAAGCGTTCTTCCAAACGCTACTTCTCTGAGGAGTTCAGACTTCTCAGCTAGGTATTTCACATCTTCCATTGTTCTATCCAACCCTGTCGGTGAGTCCCTTGGTCTCCCATCCGTGCAGGCTGCGTCCTGCTTCCGTGCCAGTTTCTCGGTTACCGCGCACCGCCCTACGCCGGGGCCTACGGCGCCCTCGGTTCGGGTGATACTTACGCTGTCTCCGCCAGTGGAGTGTTCGATCTTGACTGTCTTATCGCTGAGGTCTTGGAAGTGTTTGCATTGGCCGCAGACGTCCATGCCGTATAGTTCCTTGATGAGTTTTGGCAGGGACTCGGTTGCGTAGGCCTTGCTCTGGATCATGTTTTTGAAGACTTCTATCCAGGCATCTCTCTCGATTCGCAGTAGATCACGTTTCTGGTATTCCTCATCGCTTTTTGTCGGTGCGTCGGTTGCTTTATATGAGGTATCTAGTTCTTTACTGAGGGTTATGATCTTTGTTTTCACCTCATCAATGGTCATGGATTCCGTGAGTTTCTTGATTTCTTCGATTCTTTTACTGTTTGTTTCACTCATTTCTTTCACGTTTTCAATTCCCTCCATTCTCAACGACTCAACTAGACTCCTACCTAATGACTCCTTTAGGAATAGGGGCTCCAAATATGTTAGGGGGTCGCCGGGTAGGGTCATGTTTTTCTCCAGGAGGGCGAGCGCCGTGAAATTATACATTTCAGGCGACTTTCCTGTGCCGCCGCGGGGCTCACCCTCGATGCTGACGTGCATTATATCTCCATTCTCAATCGCTTTCTGGACCGTCCCCATCTCATTCGGTATCCTTATCACGCATTCAACGGCGTTGTCCTCGAAGACCGCCCAGTCCACGCGGGCCTCGGGGAATGCCAGGAATTTGGCGTGATCGTGATTCAGGTTCAGGGGCCGCCACGTGAGGGTCGGCGCCGCGGCTTTCAGGTGTTTTACGTCGCTGTAGTCTCGACGGTTCATACTCATGTTCGCCGTCAAAGCCTTCGTCTTGTAGTACTTCGCGTCGCCATCCGCCTTGTACAACTGTATGAGCGGCTCGGTCCAGCGGAAGGCTTCGCAGATTCCGCCGAGGCACTCGAAGAGCTGAGCCTGATTACTATAGGGCTTCAGGGGGTCGAGGCCGTATTTTTCTATCCAATCACTAAATTTTTTGGCTCCTTCCCCCTCTCCGTAGTGCTTCTGATAGTTAGTTAGAACCATCTCGAAGTCGGGGTGCATTTCGTCAATGCTTTCTTTTCCACGCCACTGCGAAAAACACATGGCGATGATCTGCTTGTTAGGTCTGTTAGGATCAGTCTTTGTGACCTGACTTATACATCGATTGATGAAATCACTTTCTTTTTCCCCACTGCTGGGTGCGGGAAGTGGCATGCTTACCCGCCTCCCCTAAACGGCGTCCCCGACAGCTTCGCGATGAGGTAGCGGGTGCACGCCTCCCAATTTCGGCATTTCCTTATGGCGACTCTAACTCCCTTGACGTAGCACGTAGCACTGCAACAACCTTCAAGCGGGATATCCCCCAAATAGGGGCATACAGTCGGCGGCGCGGGCGCTTCCGGAGCGGTGGTGGCTTCGGTGGCGGCGGTGGCTTCGGCGTTCGGCTGAAGAGACAGGTACTTCACGCATTCGCGCCACTCCTCCTCGTTTTGGCACGCGCTCACGTCGCTGAGCTTCTTCTCACGCGAGCCAGCGGTGCATCTGAATCCTGAGCAACCCGTGCAACTTTTAGATTCCTTATATATTAGGTACGAACAACTCGTCATTTTTTGTTCACTTTTATTACTTTTTAATTCCGCGGCTTCCATCGAAGCCTACATCGCCGTGAAAAACACCCATCGTTTTTATGGATATGATTTGTAGCCGAGGCGTGTGGGGCACCTCCTATCTCCTCCTCTAGAATATTAGAAATCGACTTTTTGCCAGTCATGAGGGGGTGCCTCGGGTGCCTCGACTTCGTTAATATGGACAGTATTCATATCCATATTCGGAGTTTTTAAGAAACGCTCCAAATAATTTCCCACGAACATTTACAGGATCGGTGTGCCGGCATCGAGGGGAGAAACTGGCCCCTCCTATACACGTGTCCGTGGCGGGGGGCGCATATCGGGCACGGCCCCGTTTTGCTTGCCTCCGGGTGCGTGATCCACGCGTAGGCGTCGGCTCCGTAGGTTTCCCCCACCACCTGGAGGCTATTATTAACTATGTTGTAGCTGAACCATTCCCCGAGTTGGTTGATGCGTTCAGAAATTCCGGCGGGGGAAGTCCAGTACGGGGAAGTCATTTAGTTCACTTGACATCGTTGATTATCCTTCGCCACCTGCGCTTCACTTCTCTGAGCGTCTTCTCCAGCGGCTTCATCTGCTCATCCGTGGGGGTTCTGAGGGTCCTGAATCTTCGCTGCAGTTCCTCCTTGTTGGCGCTGATCATGCGAACGTAGTGGGTGTCTAGGGCCTCTTCGCCCAGCTCCTTGGCCCTGTTCTTCGATATGGCGCCGATGACGTAGCTGTTCTTGATGCGGGTGAGTTGGCTCTGGATGCTGTGAGTCATCATCCGTAGCTGCCCCTCGGGGGGCTTTATTCGGTAGGTGTTGCTCACCAGCGCGGCCTCCTTATGTCGGTTCTTCCTCTTCCCCCAGCCTCGATTTTAGGGCGAGCAGCCTCTTTAACGTGTTTAGCTGTTTTAGCCGCCCCGCGACGCCGGAGTCGAGGCTTCTGACCTTTATCTTCGCTTCCTGAATCTTTGAGCCGCCGACGCGTTCAACCATCTTGGCGCTGTTGTATACAGTCGAGCCCACGTTAAGCCTCAGGGCGGCCAAGACTTCTCGGGGCGCTGAGACGCGTTGAATCAGGGGCAGCACGAGCCCGACCCAGCCCTTCACATTGACCTCGAGGGGAACGCTGAATGTGGTGATTGTGCCCCTTGGGGGCGGCTCGGGGCGGTATGCGCCTACACTCGGTACCAGTACTTGGGGGATGACTCCGCCCGTTAATATCGCGTCGGCTGTAAACGTCTTGATATAGGTCGCTTCTAATATTCCGTCGGCGGTGAAGGCTTTGGTTTTGTCTTGTTTCTCTATTAAGCCATCTAGCGTGAATGTTTTGGTTGCGTCAAGTTTCTTTAATAGTGCATCTGCCGTGAAGTCTTTAGTTGCGTCGCTCTTCTTTAATAAGGCATCTAAACTAAAACCCTGTATTCCTATTTTTAGTATGACGGCGCCCAGTGAGAAGTCTTTGGCGTTGTTCTCCCTCTCAATTAGGCCGTCTAAGCTAAAGTCCTTGGCGCTATCAGGTTTCTTAACAAGCCCGTCTAATGTGAGGGTTTTCTCTGTGTCGGCCTTCTTAATCAGGGCGTCTAGGCTGAAGTTCTTTACGTTGTCACTCTTTTTTAGTAGGGCGTCGAGGGTGATGTTCTGTGTGCCTATTTTAAGTAGGATTGCGTCAAGAGTAAGGTTCTTTGTGGTGTCCTGCTTTTCAATCAGGCCGTCTATCGTGAAGTCTTTGGTGTTGTCAGCCTTTTTTAATAGGGCGTCTATGGTGAAGTCTTTAGTTACTTCCCCCGCGCCGATGAGTATCGCGTCTACTGTGAATGTTTTGGTGTTGTCTTGCTTCTTTACTAGTCCGTCGAGTGAGAATGGTTTTTCGGTGGTGAGTTTTAATATCGCGTCTGCGGTGAATAGTTTTGTGTTATCAGTCTTTTCTATTAAGCCGTCTGCGGTGAAGGTCTTCTCTGTATCGTTTTTCTTTAGTAGGGCGTCCGCTGTGAAGGTTTGGGTCGTATCGCTCTTCTTTAGGTAGGCGTCGAGGGTCAGATCTTTGGTGTAGGTTCCTTTGAGTATTGCGTCTGCGGTGAATGGTTTCTCGGTGGTTAGCTTCAGGATGGCGTCGAGTGAGAATGGTTTTTCTGTGTCGGTCTTCTCTATCAGGGCGTCTAAGGTGAAGGTCTTGGTATTGTCGCTCTTCTTTAATACCGCGTCAGTGGTGAATGGTTTCTCGGCGGTTAGCTTCAGGATAGCGTCGGCTGTGAATGCCTTGGTGTTATCACTTTTCTTTAGGTACGCGTCGGCGGTGAAGTTTTTAGTCGGCGTCGATTTTAGGACTGCATCGACAGTGAAGGCTTTGGTATACGTTACTTTACTGGACGCGATCCACGCCACGGGGGGCCTGCCCTCAGACCACTTGGGCGAAGTGTCTGAGGTTGTTGTGGGTGTGTAGGGTCGCCCCTCGGCCCACAGCACCTCGTTAGCCGTGCTAGGTCACCACTATTAGGGGGTCAACCCAAATCTCTTTACTCGCCTGATACTTGCTGAGGCAGATGCGGAGCTGGACCATCCCTGCGGCGGCTGGGTCGCATGTCACGTCGAGCGGGGTCCACGTCTCCTCGGCGGCGATGGCGTCGTTGCTCTTAACGTTGGCTCTGCCCGCGTCTCCTGCTTGGTCGAAGTAGTTAGCCTCAAGCCATAGCTGGGCTGAGGTGGGTAGTGCCGCCCATCCGCCGTCTGCTAAGACATAGACGGTGTAGGTGTGTGATGTTCCGTCGCTGTATATCCACGCCTCGTAGATGACGAAGGGTGATTCAGCGAAGTCATCTAGGGTTTCATAGCCTATTGCTTTGATGCTGGTGTCTGCGCCGCCTGCGCGGATGAAGCCCGCTGTTTCTCGGCTGCAGTAGCCGCCTGCGTAATATGCCTTGTTCTGGTCCTTCGCGTTTCCGCAGTCCTGGAAAATCGCGACGGGGACGGTATGCCGGTTTCTACGTTCTGTTGTTGTAGCTATTGTGACTTTGGTGAGGTCTAGGGCGCAACTCATGAATCTCTGTTCGAGATTAGTTTGGCTAAAAGTGACGTCTGTTGTGTTGTTTGTGAAGGCGCAGTCCGTACAAAGCATGTTGTGGGCACCTGATTGAAAACCTAATGTGTTAGTGTCGAATGTGCATTTATCTACCCAGATGCCTATATTAGTGGCGGTGTTCAGTCCAACTGCGCTGTTGGAGAAGGTGCACCCGCTTGCATAGGTTGCGGTCGACGTTATTCGGCAGCCAGCGGTTGCGCCGTCGTTGTCGTTGAAGGTGCAATTAATGAGTCTAGCATAACCGCTGCTAAATTGAACTCCGTTAACAGAATCAACCCTGGTGAACTTTAACTCCTCAAATCGCCAGTAATCGTTATCGAACAGCCAAGTAAAGGTTGTATCATCCGCCCCATCGAATATCGTGTCGGCTAACCCGCCCTCCCCAGCCCAATACGTGCCATCATCGGCGATAACAACAATGTAAGAAGGAAGTGTGCCCGCGTCATCCGTCGTCATGTTGACTGCTTTATGGGTATGCGTCTGCCCCCTGCGGCAATACAAAACATCTCCCGCAGCCCTCGCCTCGGTTTCGGTATATTGTGTAAGATGCACAAACGCCTTAGCCACCGTCGAGCCATCCTGCACACTCACATCCACGAAGGCCGTCGTGTCGGGGTCAATCGTAGCCTCCTGATAAGCATAGGCTAACACAATCGTGTTGGTATCCGTGACGCTCGCAATCCTATACCACTCAAGCTTCGTCGCCGCCTTGATATAGTCACCCGCAACCAGTGGCGTGCCCCCAGCGCAGCAAGTGATGGCGTTCCCAGCTAGGGAGTGGACGTTCGTGCTCCCGTTGGTCCAGTGCCACGTGCTAGCCAAGTCACCCGTCGTAATCGTCCTATCGAGGAACCTGTTAGCCACTTAACCACCTCTCCACGCCACAGCCCGTGCACCGAAGCCCCAGCCTATGACTAGGTTCATCCCAGACAACCGCGTCCATCAGGTTAATCACGACGTGGCAGACGGGGCAAGCACCCCGGACGTAGAGCCTGCCATTCACCTCCTCAGCGGTCAACGCGACGTTGAGGTTTCTGCGCCTCAGAAACTCGGCTACAACCGCCTTCGCCTTATCCCGCAGATGAACCAGTTTCTCCCGCCTGAACTCCGCCTCGTGGTCGATGAAGGCTTGGTACTGGGCATCCGTCAGCGCCGCATACATCTCCCTCGGGAACACGCCCTCAACGTAGGCAAGCTCCCGCCTCAACCTGCGAATCGTGGATGTGTAAGTGTCCAACGTGAATCTGAAGTGCTGTAAACCCAAAGTATTAGTGACGAATACCTCAGACACCCAGCTTCTCCTCCTCCCTGAACACCACGGGGTAGAACCACGGATGCCCCACATCAAAGCGGTCTATAACCTCAACATGGTCGGGAAATACCGCGGTTATACTCTGGAAGTTCGCCCCGTTCCTAGTCTCCTGCCAACCCACTAGGATGATCCTACCCCTCTCCTCCCCCGAGAAACCAAGCTCGGCCCGCTGGCGATAAATCAGCTTACTCCCAGGCTTCAGATGAAGGACAACTATGGGCGCGCCGTCGTCGCCCAAAATAATGAAATGGGCCAACCTAGCCCTGTCAATCGCATCGTACTTCGCTACCTCGACACCCTCACGGTTCAACTGTGAGAGGCTGCTACCGTCGTCGTAGACCGCCTTCCAACTCGGCATTGTATTGCACCCGCCAGGCTAGATTTCGTCGTACTTCCACGTGCCGGTGCTATTCGCCAAGTCGCCGGGCACTGCCGCGTTCGTGACATGCATCTGCAACACGACGTAATTACTCGTCTCATTCGCCGCGTTGATTATGTTCCCAGCCTCACTTATGCTGACCGCCTTGGGCGCGCCCACCACCGCGAGATACCAACTGGTTATACCCGTTATGTCAGTGTGGTTCACGACCATCGTCGAGTTTACGTCGGCCACATCGTATCCTGTCGTCGCCCCGCTGTTGTGGACGGGCGTCTCATCACCCACATCGACCAGTATAGCAGGTGCCCAGATGCCCCCATCACTATAGATCCGGAGGTTGTCCACTTGCAGGCTCGGGGCCCCCGTGCAGAATAGGTAGATGCTCTTCCACCTGCTATAGTTGTCAGCCCCCGCCGGTATCGGTATCGGATCAGCGTTGTCGATCGTCGAGTTGTCCGCCCGCTTGAACCTCAGCATCGGCGGCCCCAGGGCATCTATGCTGATGCTTGCTCCAGGCGCGTTCTCCGCCCCCGCAGTGTCGAGATACGTCTCAAACGTTGCTACCATTACATTACCTTCTCTCTTTTCTGCCCGCTTCTCCCCTACGTCTGCTCCACGGGCCCGCAGTTGAATGGGGGTTTAAATCGCTGCGAACCTCATCGACTTGACCCTGATAAAACTCTTCTTCAAGACGGCTTCGTCGGTGCCGGGGGGCACGATCACCCTCACGGCTATGTTGAACTTAGATTTCGGCGGAAAATCCGGTAGACTCTCACCGATTATGCCTTTGTCCAAGTCCGTTTGATACCTTGCGATATAGACTCGTACGCCTGACTCGCCGGAGAGGGCTTCGACGCGGACCCGCTTGAAGGTATAGTTATCCGTCTCGTTTTTCAGGGTCACAATCATGTCGACCGCCTCACCCTGCTCGCCGTCGTGCTCGGTCACTAGGGGATTATCGTCGGTTACCTGTTTGCCGTCTTCCCCGTAGATGACTAGGCTCATAACTTAGGCACCCTTCAATATATTATCGATTTTATCGTCTATCTTCTTACTTGCCCGTTTTATGACTCTCTCAGCCGCCTTCTCCGCCAGACGCTCCTCGGGTTCCTCTTCATCGGGCTCCTCTTCTGGGGGCACCCCTTTTGGCGACGGTTTTTGTGGCTCCTGTTCGGGTTTGAACGGCTTCGGCGGCGTGACCGCGACTCCGAGTAGGCCCAGAATCTCGTAGTATTGATCGATACCTACATAACCCGCGTTTACCCCGTCGCTGAGGAACTGAGCTGGTTGAATATCCTCAACACCCGTCTTCTCGGTGCCCCACTTCAGCCGGGGCACGTACTCCTTCCCATTCAGGTCCATGAGGCGCGTGTACATACCGGCCTCGACCCCCCGCTTGAGGCCCCGCTGAATCGCGTTGATGTTCCTATCCACGAGCCGGGTCAACTGCTCGGCGCTCGCCAACGTCGCGGACGACCAATAATACAGGTCCGGCGCGTAGAGGCCCACATATATGAGGCGATTGATGAGCTCAATATATTCCCAATACTTCTCGCCGCCCTTAACCTCGATGACCTGAGCGATGTCACCCAGCTCCTCGGGACTGAGCTTCCCAATAAATATGTCTTCCTCGGGTTCACGGGCCGTGATGGCCTCCTTGAGACTCGTTATGTCCTTGAGGCTCTTCCAAACGATGGTTGGCGCCAAACGCTTGTCCAGAATCTTATCGATCTTATCAATGACGGTCTTCTTCGTCGCGAGCAGACTCTCAGCGCATTGAATTATACTCATGCCTCGGGGATCGTTACCAATCTGATTATTCACAAACCAGGCTAGGTACTTACCCTCGATCTTCACTGGCTTCTTTATTCCTTTGACGGTGTTAGCTTCTTGTATGATGTAGTCGATTCCATGATAGTTTGTAGGCTTCTCTTCGAGGATGATCTCCTTCACGGTGACGGGGTGGATTATCTTGACAACCCACTTCGAGGGAAGTTTGGGGATGCCGCCGTTAGCTGTCCCTATCTCTACTCCGCAGAATCCAGCTATTAGTGTGTTCTTCACGATGTTGGGGAGCAGAGCGTCGAAGTTCAGTGCCTCGCCGAGCTCATCGACTAACTTTTTCTCCTCGGGTATATCCTCGCCGTCCTCCTCGTAATCTCCCGGCATCACCGTGTACATGCCCTGCCCCGCAGCGGCCTCCGCCAGCCCATTCACGGCGGCGAAGACCACGCCGTCGTTTTCATACCAGGTATAAAAACCGGCGACGCCTTTGGGGACTGCGACACTCCCCTCGGCTCCGGTGTGGAAAAGTCCCGGCGCGCTGAACGCGTCAAGAGATTTTAACTGCTCATTAATTTTTGGTTTGAAGCCTAGTCGTTTTCTCAGTGAATCAAACGTGCTCATGATAACGGCTCCTTATTTTTAATTTTTAACCACAGTTCAACCATCGCAACATCTTGCGTGGGTTCTATTAATACCTCAGTCCCACAGCCGGGACAAGCGATCACGCGGGGGGGGCAACTCGGGCAGCCCTCGGGAAGTACGAAGCCGCATTTGCAACGAGGCATTTATGTTATAATCTCCTAAAACTTCAGTGATTGTTATTTATATCGGAATTAATGAGTTTGAGCGGCTCACTACGCAGTTCTTTATAAACACCTGGGACCATCACGCGAGTTACTCTACCCCAATCTGCTTCTCTTCTGGAGCCTCGGCGGCGGCGAGATAATCCTCCACCTGCCGGTAGAGATTGAGGGCAATCTCGGGGTTCCACGCACTCACGTTTATCTGGCGCCCGTCCCGCGTCTCAACGACACTCAACTTGATATCCTCGACGCTTCGCCTCATCGAGTTCTCCGTGAACTCGTCGGGCTTCAACACCCCGGGTTTTCCCCCGAGTAACTTAATCAGAAACGTTCTCATTTTTTCTCAACTCTTATTCTTCTCTCGTGATCCCGCCTCTTCATCTTGTGGCCGCAGGCGGGGTAAATCTTCTTCATCACTTCGCGCTCCCATGCGCTTCCCTAAATGTTTCCCCCTCAGTGCGGAACACTTTGCCGCAGCTCCCGCACTTGACGAGGCGGCTGTCCTTGACACCGCGGACACCCACGGAGCCGAGACGGCTCAGATCCATGACTTCACCGCAACCTGGGCAACAGACAAAGGGCCTCGGCGCGCTCATTGTTTTAGACCCTCCGCCCAGAAAATATGAGCCGAAACTCCGAGGCCGTCTACACCCGAGCCATTACAAAGGGGGCATTTAGTTGGGCCGCGGTATATACTGTCAGCGTCAACCCAGCCGAGTCCTTGGCAGCCACGACAAATTATCTCCATATTCATCTTATCCTCCGAGCCACACACGCATGCCTGCACGGGTTGAAAAAAACCAAGTTTTGATTTTTCACCCTCCAAAAATGGGACATTTTTGTTCCAAAAAGGAAAACACGTTTAACACAATTTCGGGTTCCGAGAGCTTAGAAACACCCCCGAAACTTAACACATTTGTGGAGCTGCACGGGTTGCACGGGATCACCCCCCCTCCCTACTCGGCATGCATTAAAATAAAACATATATATAAAATATATGGGGGTGATATAAAAACACCCTTCAACCCGTGCAACCCGTGCATGTTTACCTCGGCCTCCGGGCCGTATCAACCATCAACTCGCCGTAACCCTTAGCACCCATAACCGCATACCTCAACGCGTCAACCGCGTGATCATGCTCCTTCTTCTCAGGATCGTAGAGCTGAAGCTCCTCGATCAGGTTCACGCAGTCCGGCGAAACGTAGAGCCGGCGCCGACCGTCGCCGGCGTCCTTGAGGCGGCCGCCAATCTCCCTGATACCGTCCTCACGCTTCGACTTGTTGCCCCGCGCATCAAGGCCGGCGTGTTGAAGTGAAGCAATCGTGCGGGGCTCGGATGAATCACACCAAAGTGTGCTCTCGCCCCAACGTTCCTGTAGTTGTCGGATCTCCATGATGAGGGCTTCCTCTGAAAGTTGCGTCGCGTAGACCTCATCGAGAACGTAGGCTCTGTTGTCACCGTCAAATCCGACGGCGATAACGGCGCTGGGGTTTCGCCACCCAAAATCTAACCCATAAATGACTTCCTTGAGTTCGGGCGGACTAACGCCTTGAGCGTGAATCATGTGGTCGAACTCGAAGGCTCCCCCCGTCACCGCCGCGAAGCGGCCTAGGATGAAGCGGTCGTAGAGGCCGCCGCTGTGGCTACGCTTCATCTCAGCCACGAACTCGGGAGGCAAGTTCTCCGCGTTGTCGTCGAGGGTGACGCGGTAAACTCGGCTCTCGGGGTTTCGCTTCTCCGGGTGCTCGAAGAAGTTGAACAGGTCGCTCAGTGGCGCGTCAGGCGTCGTCGTCACCCAGAGCCCCACCGCATTCGGCGGGACGTGTTTGTCGAGGGGCGCCGAGGCGCCGCTTCCTCTAAGCCGCCGTAGAATACTCTGCCGGGCGGACTCAAGTTTCGGCACGAGCCTCGCCTCGTCGAGCCACGCCCAGTCAAGGTTCATACCCTCCGCACTCTCAGGCTTGTCGAGGCCGACCATCCACGCCTTACTGGGCCGGCTCACGCCGTCGAGGGTGAAAGTGTTAAAGGTGACGAGCATATCCGTTTTCTGCCAGTCCCGAACAAAGGGGCTGTTCTCCAGCGCCGAAACACCCAGCAGTTTCTCGAGCTTCGGGATAACGAAGCGTTTAAGCATCTTGTAAGTCGGCGCGCAGATGAGGCCGACGCTGCCCGGATTCTCGAATGCCCAGCTCATCGCCTCAAAGCCGCCTGCCTCGGTCTTCCCTGAGCCGCCGCCGCCGATGAGGCCACGGTTCCGAACCTTGTAACGATCTTGATGAAAAGGCAGCTGCGCCTTATGAGGAGCATACTTGATCGTTACTTTTATCATCCTTCTTTTCCTCGGGTCTCCAAACCTCTAACTGAAAAATCGTCCCCGACGCCTCAACCTTCTCCGTCAAAGCCTGCTTCCCATACAGCTTCGCGACCTCACGATACTTCGTCGCGTTATCCACATCACCCGCACGGTGAAGACGCCAGAACTCGTTTTCCAGCCACTCCCAGAACTCGCCCGTCTCCTTCATCTCCTTGATGTCGCGACTAATCGTGCGAATGTTAACACCGCATTCTTCAGCGATGTCTTCAAGTTTCATAATGGCAATGTGTTTTTTGATGTAGTCTTTTCGTAATGAAAACGACAGAGAGGGCTTAACATTGGACATTTTAGCCACTAGACCAGTCTTGATATTATGAGGGCCGTGATTATACTACTTATGATACTCGCCGCGATGCCGATGCCGGCGCTGATTATCGTCCAACTATGTTTCAAATCGCCGACGTCGCGGATGATTCCCGTGGTGCCTTCGGGGCCCCAGAGGGCGCGGATAACCTTTTCGTCGTTTGCCTGTAGGTTCTTGAAGACTTCTCGGCACTCGCCGAGCATCTCGTGATCGCCGTCGCCGCCCAAGCTCATTCTTCATCACCCGGGATATTGATCCCAAAACGCCTCAAGACGTTTTTATATTCTTTCCAGTCGGAGACGACAAGGCCCCAGCCAACCCAATTAAGGATGCTTCCGAGGGCGGGGTGGAGGCCAAACCAGCCCTTCGTGATGAGGAGAATCAGGATGAGGCCCATTTGAAAATGATGAGTGGTGTCGAGGAGGCTTTTTATTATCCATTGCTGGAATTTGCCGAGTTTCTTGTACCACTCGCTTTCATATGTTATATTGTAGTCGAATTTACTGAAGGCTTCGCCCCAGAGGTAGCCGATTGATAGGCCGAGGTACATTACGAGCTGCTCGGCGGTTAAACTAAAATCTATAATGCTCATTTTCTTTTTCCTTCTTTGCTAATGGGCAACTCGCCCGATGTTGCCCCCCCGTCGATAATTGACAGTGTGGACAGTGGTCTGCGCGTTCGTATTCTTTTCCATCGGTGGTGGAGAACCTCGTTTTCTTTTTTCCCCCGCAATTTTTGTTATGACTGGGGCAAAACTCGTTGAGGGTTGCCAAAAATATATTTCGAGGAGGGTGTCCCGCCGCCAGTCGGCTTGGGACATCCCCGCCTCCCTGCACCCGGAGAAGGTGAGGACTTATGGGTTTTAATACCGCCCAACGCGGCCGCCGACCCGCCGTTTGCTGGGCGTGCCCGCCGACCCGCGCTGGATCGGTGGCCATATACACAGTTATTTGGCGGTTTCGGGTCCTCCTCGTCATTACCTATATTTTTTTATTGATTTTCTATTGTACACGCGAAATCTGATAAAATAACGTAGGTTTGCTGGGTGGGGCCGCTGGTCCCAGTCCCTGAACGCCGGATTGCCACCGAAGTAGTCGGGGTCTCGCCCCGCTCATCGGCGGGTTTTTCTCGGGTTCTTGCTGGGCTGGGCCAGATAATTTCACCTTTTCAGGTGGTCGCGTCGCTCCTCCTGGTGCGTGTCGGCCCGCGACTGTGATGCCGCCGTTTTACGCCTGGCGGCGGAGGCGGGGCATCATACCCGCCCTAGCTTTTGGTTTTTCAACGGTGTGGTGAGTGGCGGGTCGCCCTCATAATACTGCCACATTAATTAGGCTAGCTAAACCTCAAATTCTAATTTGTTGTATAACTCCGTTTTTTCTAATCCAAAAGTACATAGAGTCCCAATTTTCTGAACTTCATCCACCCGACAAGTCGAGTGGTCTTCGTTCAGACGGGTGATCAAGAATAGTAACACAGTGAACTACCACCTTATAAGTAGGGTGGCTTCTTGATTCATCGAGCCAGCTTGCATACCACTACGCTGAGTGATAGTAGAGGCTGGCTCTCCAACAAGCGTTGATTCCTGCTGTTCCAGCAGTATCCCCTTACGGAGTATGTTTCGTGCCGCATTTACGTCCCTGTTGAGTATAAGACCACAGTGGGGGCAGTTGTGTATCCTAACCGACAGGTCTTTTGGCACAATCTCACCACACCCAGAACATTCTTGGCTGGTATTCTTGGGATCGACAGCTACCGTCACGCCTAATGACCTTTCAGCCATGTAGGTAAGGTTAGCCCTCAGTATTCCCCAACCAGCATCATATATGCTTTTGGATAGGTGCTTATTCTTTACCATATTCTTAATCTTTAAATCCTCAATATATATTTTCTCATATTTGTTTACTATGCTTCTTGCTATCTTGAAAGCCAAGTCCTTTCTCTGGTTAGTTCCTTTCTCATAGGCTCTGGTAAGAAGCATCCTACCCTTTTCCCTATTTTTCGACCCTTTCTTTCTCTTGGAGTGTATTCGTTGTATCCTTCTCAGTTTTTGGTACGACTTTCTGTAGAATTGCGGTGCTTCAATCTTCATACCATCATCGAAGGCTACCAGAGCATCCAAACCAAAATCTATTCCCACGGCTGGTAGTCTACCCTCAATCAGCTTATCCTCAACGTTACAGGCGAATATTGCGTACCACTTACCAGAGGGCTCCTGTTTGATTGTTAGTGTCTTTATCTCGCCCTCTATGGGCCGGTGTTGAATGATTTTCACACTACCAATCTTGGAGAGTTTCAATAAACCATCTTTGAGGCTAAAGCCACTCTGAGGGTAAGTGATAGAATTGTAATCACCTCTACCTTTGAATTTGGGGGGGCTACCTTTCTTATGGCTTCTTTTCAGCGACCAATAGAGATCAAATCCCTGACCGATCCTCTTTGCTATGTTCTGTAAGATTTGACTATAGACTGTTCTTAGTTCTGGATTCTTTTCTTTCATTATTATTAAATTGTAATTCAATTTGAGAAGAGGTGTACCGCGCCCAGCCTTTCTTTCATCATATATCCATCCAAGGTGAGTATTCCAGACCCACCTACAAATTTCAAGCTGATCCTCAAGTACCTCTATCTGATCCTTTGTAGGCTTCAGGCGGTACTTATAGGAGAGCATTTTTCCAACCTCAAATATTTAAAGATTTTCAACTCTCCGATGGCCTAATTCATTCTTTTTCATTTCCTCTTTTTGTATTTCTTTAAGTATCTCCGCCCCGGGAGTCGTGGGTCCACTTCCCCGCTTGGTGGCTGAACCGCTGTTCATACTGGCATTGACGGCATCGGGCCCGTAGCAACTTATCCTTAATGTTATAGGTCCAGTCGCGTTCGCCGCAGATGCAGGGCGGCGGCCTGGTTGCGAGGAACATGAGAATCTCTTTTGCGAGGCGGAGCTCTTCTTCGGTGAACCAGGCGCGGTTTTTGCGTCGGGGGCGCCCACGGTTCAACTTATCGAACGATCGTTCGTTCCTATGAACGGTGGTTTTGGCGTTCTCGGTGGTTTGGCTACTCAACGATAGGAACCCCCTCCTTCATCACAGAAGCCGAGTGTTTAGGCGGCAAAGCCTTATCCCAAGACTTTCCCATAGAATTGAGACCATAAGGCGGATCGGTGACTACACAGTCAATCGAGTTATCTGGGCCCCCCCTCATAACCTCGGAGCAGTCGCCCAGAATAACCCGGTTCAGGGGCAGACTCATTTTCCTAGCAGCTTCCTTAATTGTTTTAACCCAGCATCATTGCAGGGGAACACGTAATCAGCGTTGGACTGGATGAAGGGGTGGATGATGTCGGTGAGAACCACGACGGGTTTACCGTGGACGTGTTTGGAGAGGGGTATCTCCATGGCGGTGCCGGTGCTTTCGTCTGGGTAGTAGGCGACGACGATGTCAGCGGCCTGGATGGCGGCGACGTCCTTCTCGTAGATGGGGGCGCAAAGCTTCAGGAGTTTCCGCCTGTCTCCGGTTTCTGCGGCTTTGAACCAGGCTTGTGTGAGGTCGGTGGCGCGTTGGTCGCCGTCGAATGGGTTGTAGACTTGGTGGCCCCATAACATGAGGAAGTTTTCAAGGGTTCTTCCGGCAGGGCGGCAACGATGGCCGTGTGCGAGGTAGACCTTCATGCTTTAACATCCTCCACGCAGATTGATTGATCATGGAATTCCCAGAGAGTAGGCTCACCCCGCTGATTCTGGAAGGCGTCGTTTACGACTCGGAATAATCGAGGATTGACGCGGCTTAATTGGTTCCGCCAATCCGTGAAACCCGTGCAAGGCATACAACCGATTCGCGGCAGACCTTTGGTTTTGTATAAGGGATTGAACTCAAATCCATGTTTCTCCGCGTAGATCTCGAGATCGTCAACGGTCCAGAGGGCAACGGGATGGAACTTCCATAAACCATCTCTCTTAGAGAGATAATACAGACCTACTTGGTAGATACCGAGGGCTCTTGGTCGACTCTCCTCGACTCTGATTCCATCGATGAATCCGTCCAAGTGATTATCTTTTAGGAATTTGTGGGCGGGCGCCTCTTTAAGCAGGGAGCAACACATGGGTTTTCTAATTCTGTGACACTTCGAGGAGCCGCGTATCTGGGGAAAGCCATAGACTTTGACGATCTCCCAGAAACTCATCGCGGGTTTGAGTTCGTGGTAATTAAGGCCCCATTTTTCCGCCGTATTCCTACAATATTCAACGGTCTCAGGATATTCGATACCCGTGTTATTGAAGACTACGGGAATATCCGGGTCTTGTTGCAGAGTAAGGTGAAGGGCGACTGTGCTACATCGGCCCCCGCTCCAAGCGACGTATACCTTGTGTTTTAATGCTTCAGCGATGACTTCCTCGGCTTTCATGGAGGCCGTGGGGTGGCGGCTTGCGAGTTTGATTCTCTGTTCCATGACCTTTTTCGTAAGAGTCATGACAGGTTCCCCTCCTTTTCGGTGAGGATGGCTTCGAGGAGGTCGAGGTAGACGTGGGCGTCGTCGAGGTTGTCGCGGAGGCTCTCGTTCTGGGGCGTGGCGCCTTCGCCGATGAGTTTGGCGAGGCGGTCGACCTTATGGAGGACGAAGAACAGGGCGACTCCTTCGGGTGTACCTGCGTCGACTTTGAGGCGCCTATAGGTCTGGGCGAGCCGCTTGAAGTTACTGAGGACGTCCTCTGAGTCGGCGTAGTCCCGGCGTTTTCGTTTGTTGAGTTCTACGCGGCGTGTGTAGGCGGCGTCACGGATAAAATCATAATCTGAGTACTTCATCGCAGCGGCCTCCCGCAACTTAGGCAGTGGAGGAAGCCCACCGCCTTGAAGCCGGCGCACTTTGAGCAGCTGAGCTTGATGACGGGGGGCGGAGGCCTCGCGGCGCGGGGTTTCTTCTTCGTCACAGTGAAGCCTCCGTAATCCATAGACTCACGTTCTCCCCATCACGTTTCTCGGTAAGATAAATGGGTTTACCCAAGAGTTCGCGGCCCTCATTGCGGAGCCTTCTGATGGGTTCCAACTCTGGATACTTTCTCCAGTCACTCATGCCGGAGCCCCCCCGAATATATTGGGTATTGTGTTGAGGGGCAACTCGCCGTCCTGGGCGCGGCACTCAGCCGCGTAGTCGCAGTAGCCGTTGCATTGCCAGCACTCCATTTTTTGCGGCGGCCGCCCCTCCCTGATGGCGTTCGCGAGGAGGTAACCGCGCTTCACTATTTCGGCGAAGATGCGGGGATCCCGCTGCACCTGGAAACTCTTGTCGATGCCTCCGCCTTCGCCGGGCCGTGCCTTTACGTCGCGGCCCTGGAGAAAGATGGTTTTATCGAGGTAGTCGATTTGCCCGAAGTCGAGTCCGAGGGCGGAAAGATAGAATTGTAATTGTTCGGCGTGTTCAGGCTTGGGTTCGCGGAGCCAGGCGGCAGTCTTCTGCGTCTTGACCTCGTGGACGACGAGGGCCCGGCCCCCATGTTGAGCGAGAGCGTCTATTTTACCATGGATCTCGATGGCGTTGGCTTCGTCGATGTAGCGGGCAGAGAGTTGAGTGGCGACAACATAGGTGTCTTTGCGGCCGCGGAGGACGACGTTGATCCACCAATTCTCAATTACGTTGCCGGCCTCGAAGATGCGGAGAGTCTCGATGGTCATTGGTTTGTCGAGGATGGCGGAGTAGTAGGCGTTGCGTTGGCAGGGTTTGACGAGGTCGGTGACGTAGACGACGCCGGGGGCGCGGATCTTCCGGTTCTCCTCGGGGGTCGCGAGGTACTCGTCGATTAGGCTCATACTGGTTTTACCTCCGCTTCTTTGCTGTCAGTGTAGTAGTCGACGGCCCAGCGGGTGTGCTCGGCGACAATTGCGATGAGGCGAAGATAATCCTCGTAGGTGAGTGCTTCCTTTGTTTCGCCGAGGATCTCATCGGCGATGTCGAAGTATTCTTTGAGGTCGCTGAGGATCTGGTCGCGGAGCGTGACTTTCATCATTTCTTTTCCTCCCTTAATTTTCTAATCTCCTCTGAAATGAGAAATAACCCAAGATAAAGAAGTAAATCTATACACCAAATGGATACACAAATGAATTGTAAAACTTTAAGTTCAGTCATTTCTTTTTCTCCTCTTTTACTTCCGTTTTTCCGGTTCATCTTTCCCTAATAGTGTTCTACGTAACGACTTATCTGGAAGAATAGGGTTTTTATCAGAAGGCGAAAGAGTAACTTTTGGCTCCTCTTTCCTTTTATCTGTTACACCGATGATTTTTCTTAACTCTTTAATCTCCTTCTTTTGATACATTATTTTGCGTCTGAGAATTCTGACGAACTCCCAGTGAGAGTTACGAACGACGCGAAGCTTCCTCTTTAACCGAGCGTATTTGGTGCCGAGTTTTTTAGCGACCCGTTTGTAGTCGCAGGGCACTTCATCTACGGTTATTTCATCTAGGAAATTCGTTTCTCTGTCGCTTTCTTTCGTTGTTTGTTTGAAATCACGAAGACCAACGTGCTCCGCTATAGTATTCCACTCTATTCTTTTTTCTGGGCGGCTCCAATTATAGTAAAGTTTCTTGCAATAATCAAACCGTTCTTGAGGGCTAAGTTTTTTATGGCACTCTTCGCAAAGAGGAAACATTCCACCTGCCGTATAATCCGCCGTATAATTGATGACATGCCCCTTCTTCCAGTTCCAAGTATTGTGACAGTGAAGGCATGATCCGTATCCGTTACTTCTACCTATCTCAGTCTTCTGATCAGGGGATAATGCGTTGAATTCCGCCCTTGCCTTCGCCCTCTCAGGGTAATAGTCAACTCGAATGTGACCGAGAATAGAGTCATCCCACATAACATTATAATCAGGGTTGTTAATTAAGTCTTGAAGGGTTTTATCATCTATTTCGCCTATGTTTGTCATTACCCTGTGTCTATAGAATAAACGACTCATTTTTCTGCCTCCTTTCTTCTTTTAGAATTAGCCGCCCTCTTCGCCGCCCGTTCTTTTCTCTGTTTTTCTTGGTAGTGGTCTTTTCCGCGTTTTCTCGTAGCCGCCAAAAAATCGGGGTTATACTGCTTCTTTTTCTTCTCTGTTTTCGCGGCGTGAACGATTTGTTCACAGAACATGGAAATACTCATTTTAATTCGACCTCCACGCCGAACCAGCGGCGGAACCAAGTTTTCACGTCCTCAACATCACGGATTTCCTTGACGCCGGCGCTCATCTCGGCGATGACGGCTTTGACAGCCTTATAATAAGCACCGTAGTCGACGAGGCCGACAGCGTAGGCGACCAACCGCTCGTAAAGTTCACCGATGCCCGGCCCGGAGACCCATTTTCGCTCGTTCATGGTTTATTCCTCTTTGATTTTTTCCTCATCCCTACCTCACCCGACCTTACCACACCCAACCTTACCCTACCAAACCACACCCCATCCTCAAACAACGTCAAACGCGGTTACTTCGAATAGGCCGAATCGTGGGCGGTAGTCGCCGATGCCCTTTCTGGTGCCTGCGATCTCTAGGATTTTCTTGATTTCGTCGAGTGGCAGTGTCGGGTCTGTGATCATTAATGAGAATTCCGCGCCCCAGTTCTCGAAGCGGGGCCTATGCCGATATATGCCGTTACGCTGGACTTTGACGAATGCCCGGTCTAACTCGTATTTCTGTGGCTGTATGGGAATTTCATCGGGGTCGACGAAGACGTAGCTTTTCATGTAGTCTTTGTAGGTTTTCTTTCCTTTGCCTTTGACGTTGATTTCTGAGCCGGCTTTGACGAGGGCTTCTTGGAGGTGCGTTGAGGGGATGTAGTATACGTTGTCCTTGTTTTTGTAGGTACTTAACGCAGCTTCATTGCCGCCAGCCTCCATGTCGAATGGGTTTTTCTGTAGTTTCTGAACGACAAGCGACATCTCCGCTACCTCTTCCACCGACGATGGGCGGCGATGCTGGAGATAGGGGCGTATGCCCTTGATTTTGATTTGGACTCGTCTAAGATTTTCATTCATCTATTTTCACCCCCATTCCTGTTTTTACCCAGGCCTCTTCCGAGGCCGTATCGACTACGTTTCTGAAACCGATTATTTTCCTCATCCCTACCTCACCCGACCTTACCACACCCCACCGTACCTCATCCTCATATTTTTCGCCCTTTTACCCATTCGAAGAGTGACGGGTCAAGCGGCGAAGCCCCAACGCGCTGAGGTTCAACCTCAGCCGCCGGAGGCGACTCCTCCGCCTCGAGCCACCACCCCTCAGGCACCACAATGGTTTCGTGCTGAACGCTGACTGTCATCAAGCCTTCACCAACTCCCCCCGCGGCATATCGAAGGTATGCGCCTCAATGCCGCCAAGATACCCGTCGTCGCTGATCGGTAGGACCACGTAGCCCAGCTTCGGAATCAGTGACAAGCCCTTACGAATCATGTACGGCGTGCGTGTTTGCCAGCACGGCGTGATGAAGCCGAAGCTACTGAAGGCGACGCTAACATAGTAATGCGCGTGCGCTCGTATGATGCACTTGTACTTGTAAAGCGTTTTCTCGTTCAGAAGCGCCGCGACAAGTTCCTTGGCCAGCGGCGTTGTCCGGTACTGCCAACTTGCTGTGCTGACGCCAACCATGTGGCTGATGTGTAGAATATCCTTGCAGTCGTTTGGCTGGAAACTGATTTCGTGGTCGTGCTTAACGGCGTTCATCTTCTTGGCGAAGATTTGGTCAGCGTTCAGGTTCTCAGCCGTGTGGTATGGTGACCCGTAAGCGACGAGTAGTTTGTCATAATCTATCTGGTTAACTAGCTCGGCGGCGGCGTCGATCTGCTCATCAACGTCCGCCGTCCACACGTCTTTTCCTTCGGTGGCCTTAGCCTTGCCATCGACAACGTCTCCGTCAATTATTACATATTCACAGTGCTTTACTTGGTTGCACATTTGCGTCCATTTCTTGAGGATGGTGAGTTGGAGTTTCTGAGCCGAGTAATTATTGAAGCGGCTAGGCATCACGGCGTACTTGCTGCCAACATGCGTGTCCGCGAGTACCAGAATCTTCCTATATTCGCCCGGTGTCTTAATTATCGGGTTTCACCTCCTCTGTGGTTGTTGCGCCGTCAGGCGCCTTAACCCCTAAGGGGAAAACCCAAATCCATTCTAGGCTACACAATTTTTTCGTTCAACTCCTTCATCCAATTTTGGATCATAAAATAAATCGTGAAAATTATGTCGATCGCCTCCATAGGTCGCTTCCCGGCGGCTGAAACACTTGCCCTTCACGTGTTAGCATCGCTAGGAGGCGCGACGCCTCATCGCTTTTGAGGTCGCATTTGCCGGCGATGTAGTCGGTTGAGCTGACGCCTAATGATAATAAACTCAGGATTTTCTTTAGTTTCTCCTCAAGATTCGGCTTCGGAGGCTCTGGAGATGAAGAAACCTCTGCTTGCACGGGGTGCACGGGATCAGGGGGTGTTTTATATCCCCCCCCTATATTTTTATTTATATCATCTAATTTTAATGGGTGCCGAGTAGGGAGGGGGGGTGATCCCGTGCAACCCGTGCAGATCTCTTTCTGTTCGTCGTCCTCTAAGTTACATTTTAGTTTGATGCCTTTCCATACCTTGATTCTTTTTGGGGGAGGATTGGGATTCTTTATTTGTATTGTTTGTACTGATCCTTGGCTTTCTGGGTAGATTCTGGAGCAGAATGTTGTTAATCCAACATAAGTAATTTTGTTGTTTTTGCAATAGTTTACATAAGCTACATGTACGTCTTCCTTTTTTATTGGTTCGGCCTCGGCGTCTATTTGTATGCAGTTTTGGTAGAAGGCTTTTTCTGGGTTTGATCCTTGATCCCATTTTTCTTGGATTTCCTCTGTTGTTGGCGTGTTAGTGAATTTTCTGTTTTCTATTAATCGGTGGAGTCCTTGGATGGCCCAGTTTATCAACCCGGACATTTCGTCTTCTGTTGTTATCTTCTTGATTTTATCGGGGTCTTGGTTGCCTTCGTCAAATTTATTTGGGAAGTTTATCATTTGCCATCTGACGAAGAAGGCTTCGGATTTGTCTGCCTCTTCTTTTGGTATTTGGTTTGCGCTGAATGTTAGTTTTGCATAGTTAATAAAATTGAATATTGCTTTGAATTTTTCTTGGGCTGATATTAGGTCGCCGCCCGTCGCGGCTTTGAATTTGTCGGTTCGTTTCAACTCTTCTGCGCTGATGTCTGCGGCGATGTTTGCTAGTTTTCCGTAGAGGTCGGCTTTGGCGAATCTGTCTGATACTATTTCTTGTAGTGTGTGAGCTTCGGCGTTGTCTCTTCCTACGAAGGCGCGTATTAGTTTTAGGGCGGTTGATTTTCCGTTTCTTCCTCCGCCTAGGCATAGTAGTGCCTTATGGTATGTGTATTCTCGCCAGAGGTGGTAGCCGAGCCATTCTTGCCAGAAATCGATGTCTTCTGATCTGACGACCTCATTGAAGAATTTCTTAATTTCTGGGCAGTCTTTTTCTTTATCATAGTTATGTGGTATGTATGCGAGCGCGTAGAGTTCGGGGTCGTGTGCGGTGATTTCACCATTTACGAGGTTTATTGTGCCGTTTAAGCATGGTATTTTTGTTACATCGTGGTCGAATTTTATTGGGTCAATGTAGCTCGTGTCTCTGATGTAAGCGATTGTTTCTTCTATATGGTTTCTTATGGCGCAGTCTTCTAATATTTGATAGCATTTTTCTCTGATTTTTCGTTCCCCGTTTTTATCCCATGCCCCGGTCTCTTCTCTGTAATAATAAATTGGTAGGTTTTTGTCTATACTAGCGAACCGATATTCGTTTTTTAGTTTCTCACCTAGTTTTCTAGGTATGAAACTTGATTTTATTATTCTTCCTTCTTTTGTTTTCTCGAAGAAATCATCTGCTTTTAATTCTAATAGATTGTTTTTTCCTTCAAGAAGCCTTATTCTTCGGGGGCACTTTATGCAGTTTGTGCCATTATAATCGAATATTTCTATTAATCCTCTTTTTCCCAGTTCCTTTGCTACACATGGGAAAGGTAATCCGCCACCTTCAATAAACTTTCTACCGTTTTTTATCTGTGAGTTTGTTATTCCTTCATCATATATTTTTACGATTCCTTTTGGGTCGTGTTTATCGTAGTCTACAATCATTCGTCTCAAATTATGGATTTCTTCGTCTGTGCATTCGTTTACCACCATGAAGTTGAGGATTGCGAGGCTTTGTTCGTGGTTGAGGAAAATGTTTTTCTTTGCTTTTGCTAGGTGGTTTTGTATGCATGGATACATCAGGAACTGGTATTTTTTGTTTAGTAGCTCTTCGATGAATGTTGTTGTGTCTTTGAGGATCGTGTCGTCGGTGATTATTTTTAGGTCTTGAAATATTTTATAGTCTCCTTTTTCTCCGATGTTGTTTATGGCCCATTCCCATATGGCGGCATACTGGTTTCCTAGGTATTCTAGGTGAATTGTTTTTTCGAATGGTTTGCCGGCGTATTCTTCTTTTGTCCAGTATAGTACGCGGGCGCCGATGCTTGGTGTTTGGCAGATGAAGGTTTGTGCGCGGGACTTGAATTTTTCATACCACAGGGGGTAGATGAACGTCCAGTCAAAGTCTAGTGCTATGAGGCGTCTCCCATCGTTTCGCTGGTATCCCGTTCTTATTCCAGAGTTAGCTACTTTATCGTTTTGTGACCAGTATTCTATTTCTCCTTCTGTTAGGTGTACTGTTTGCCAACCTATTCCGTGGATGCTTCCGGGGTTTTTTAATTCGTTGCCGAATAGGATTGGCGGATTTTCTTCTCGATAGTAGAAGGCTAAGATGGGGGATGGGTTAATCATAGAGCCGCTCCTTTATCCACGTAGGGTCTTTCTCCCTTTTTCGGTGATGCTGAACATGACGACGTGATAGTGTACTCCGATGTGGCCCTCGGCGAGGAGTCGCTCCGTCTTCTCCCGCATCTTGAAACTCGTGAATCGGGGGTTGATGCGGGGTTCTCGTTTGACCAGGTTTTCTTTGACGAGGTTTTCGAGTGTTGGGTTGTGGGAACTGTTGTGGGAACTGAGGTTGGCGGCGCGGAGGAGCCTGGTTAGATTCATGGGGCGCTCGGCGAGGACGCGGAGTATGTTTTTGGTGATATGTTCGGGGCTACGGGGCAACGTGAAGGGCCTCCCCAGTTAGACGCCTATGCAGGGTGCGAGGTAGTAGACGAGCTTCCCCTTCGGTAACTCGAAGTCCATCTTGATGGGCGTGTCGGTGCTCAGCTCGATGGTGGCCACCTCGCCGCTGTTACCGGCGGCGCTCACTATCTCGTCTAGGAGGCTGAGGGTGAAGGTAGCCGAGCTGTCCTCCTCGGCCTTGATGTCTATGAGGTCGTCGCTCCCCTTCTCCCACTCACTGTGGGCACTCCCCATGTCGCCGACGGCGCTCACCTTCAACCCCCCACCCTCGGCGCTCACCTTGACGTGCTCGCTGACGAGGACCGCGTCCTTTATCGCCACCCTGAGGCCGCTCGTGAGGATTCTCGCCTTCGCTTTGAAGAGCATCTTCGGCTGGGGCACCTCGTCATCGATCGGCCCGAGGATCGGCATCTCGAAGCGCCTGCTGTGGCCCCCGCGCTTGCAGAGGATAACGAGCCTCGCCTTCTCCTCATCGAGGTGTATCCACGTCTCCTCGTCCTTGTCGATGTGGTCGAGGAACTTGAGGAATTCAGGGAAGTGAATGGTTATCTTTTCGCCGGGGGTGTAGGCGTCGAAGTATTCGGCGGGGAGTGCGAACTCCACCAAGGCGACGTGACTCGGGTCCATGGTTTTGAGGCTGATGCCGGCCTCGTCGCTGAGGATGGTCGCCTCCACCGCGACGGCGGAGACGGCTTTGATCAGGTCGCGGAACCCTACAATCGATGTTAACTTGAACTGCATCTAATCACCATCGTAATTATTTCTTCTTTTTCTGGTCAATGAGGTTTGATGCCTCGATTTTGGTTATGCCGGCGTCGTACCTGATTTTGAGATCGTCCATGAATTTCTTTTGTTTATCAGTAGCGGGGCCGCCGGGGTTCTCTATCTGTCCCGAGTACCCGCCGCTTTTTGGGGGCGGGGTTGATGCGGGAGCGTCCCCGAGGTGAATTTTCGCCCATTTGCCGCCTGAGAGTTGCGGCAAACCATCAAAAGGCGCATCGGCGTTGAGCCCCTCGAGGGAGACAATCGTCCCGGCGATTAGCTTTGCGACATCGGTTTCCCTCCCCCAGAGACTGATGCGGGTCTCCCCCATTCCATCGTCGAGGCGGAAGGATGAAACGGTTTTAGGCCCTACCCGGGTGTCCACCTCTCGGGTGATGGGGTCGTCTAGGAGTTGGCCCTTAACCTTTAGGTTCTTCATCCCTCGCGTGATAGTACCAAGGTTAGTGAATCCCTTCTCACCTCTTTGCGGGGGTGTTTGCTTTTCTTCGTTTCCGATGCCTAAATTTTTATATACAAGGTATGTTGCTGCCTCCCTAGTAAGAAGTCCAGCCGCCTTCGTCAGCTCTTCTTGAACCAAGCGTTCTATCACCCCCTCATCGAGATGGGGAGTGCGTGTTATAGCCACCAACGCCGGTTTTGTGCCGTTGTGTCGTGCCTCGATGCGTTCCTCGGCGCCCTTCTTGTACTCGACTAGATCCCGCATCGCGGCGGTGACCGCGGAAGCTATCATACTGGCCGCGGCGGCGGTGATCTTCCCCATCGCGTAGTTGTCGGCGACCGCCTCGACGGCTTTGACCCGATCCTTCAGGTCGTTAACGACCTCGGCGGCGGCCTTGACCTGTTCGAGGGCTGGGCTGAGTCGGGCCTCAATATTGTTTATGCGGCGGAGGGCGTCGGTGAGGTTCGTCTCGATGGTCGTTGGAACGGTCTCCGTGGGTAGGGTCTCCTGCTTCTTTTCGCCCGGCATATTAGGCATCCTCCTCTGGTTCGATGATGGTGAACTCGCCGCTGATGAAAAGGTACAGACCCCCAACGTCAATATCGGTGAGAAGTTCCTTCAGGGTACCCTTATCCATCATATCATCTCTGAATGTCACTTCTGCGTCGCCGGGACGGTATTTCTTGAAGGTATAATCATGCTTGATGCCCCATTCTTGGATGAACTTGTCAACAGGACCGAGTTTGCGATCACCCATCTTAGGTGACTTCCTCAGTCGTCCCTAGCGCCTCAAGTTCGTTGTCGAGTTCCTTGATTTCCTTGAGGATTTGTGGGATTCGTGTGTCTCGCGCCCAGTCGACAAGGGGGCCGTTTTCTTTGACGTCCTCCGCGAGAGAGGCCAGGGCCGCGGCGAGGCCGCCCCGGCGTTCCGTCAGCCACTCGTAGTAGGCTTCCTCCCGCCACTGTTTGAATAGTTTCGGGTTCATTTCTTAGACGCCCTCCTTTTGCGCCGCGACGAATTCCAGGGCATCACCAAGGGCCCCGTGGAGGCCGGCGGCGCCGTCCAGGCCGAGGGCGATGAAACCACAAAACTCCTCAAAGACTTGGCGGCGGCTTTGCTTCGCCGCCGCGTCTATGGCGTCCTCGAATTGCTCCGGGGTTTTATAGTGCCCGGGCTGAGTGGTTATCATCACCTTCGTGGCTTCGGCCCCGGTGGCGGGGTTCGCCTCGACGAGGATGCTGAGGGCCTCGGTTGTGAGGGGGTCCTCAGCCAAAACAACTTTAGAGTAACTCTTCAATCTCCATCTGGAAATACTCTGCAAAAGTTTTTGCGCTAATATATAAACCATTACCTTATTTTTGTGCGCGGTACTTGAAGTTCGCGCCCTTAACGATCAGGTTTTCCGCCTCGAGGATGGGTATAACTCTATCGAGGTTTTGGCGGGAAAAAGAAGTTTCTAACTCCAAGCGGTTAGCCGGGCCGTTTTTTGAGAGGAAAACATAAACATCGAGGGTCTGGTTGTTCACGGCTCCGGCGAGGCGCCGGAGGAGGTCTTCGTTTAGGGTGGCGCGGCGGGTCAACTCGGCGGCTAAGTCCTCGGTTCGGAGGAGCATCGCTTGGTTAAATGTTTCCCCCGTCTTAGCCGCCCCCATCGAGATTTACCTAATATATGACGCGCCGGGTTCTTACTCGGGCAACTCCTCAACCTGCCCCACGTAGAGCCTTCTCAAGCTCATCAGCACATAGTTCAACCGCTACCTTACAATGCAAACCTTCAGAGCTATGAGGATAACCTAATGCTTCGGTTCGCCACTTCTCGGGTAGCTTCCCCGCCTCAGCGACGCGTGACTCCGCGTCTTTGCGTTTAACCTCCTCCTGCTCAGCGCAGTAATCAAGGCCACGATTCAACTCCTCAAGACCCGCAACCTGCTCCTTGAGCGTCTTGACCTCCGCCTCCGCAGCCTCAACCCTCTTAGTTAATCGCCTTGTAACATCATCATAATCGTTTAGCCGCCTCTCATCCCTTTTTAATTGAGTTTCTTGGTTATATTTCTCTGTCTGCTCCTTGAGTGTGTCGCGCTCCTCGGTAAGTCTACGCTGGTTCTCAAGCTTGATGTCGGCATCATGCTTGAACTTCGCCCCCAGCGCCCGCAACTCCGCCTTAAGACTTCGCGCCTCATCAAAATTTAATCTATCGGGACACGGTTTGGGTATTCCTCTTCCACTATTGATCCAGCAATTAGGCTCAACGCCGTCCTCTAGGTGAAGGTGAACACAACCACCGCAGCCAAGTTCAAGAAGACTCGTCATTACTCATCCCCTCCCACGCCACGCAGAATCTTTTCAAAGTTTGGTGGTGAATAATCTAGACCCTTAACCGCTCTAACATCTTTATCGAGACAGGGGCTTTTCGTCATGTTGCTTCGATGAATCTCATTGAAGACTGGAATAACTGGGATACCATAGGCAACGGCATCGCCGTAAACGAAATAGAGAATGTCACCGATTGCATCGGTAATCTTGATTAAGTCTTCTGCCTCCATAGCCTCCTCAAATTCATCCACCTCCTTCAAAAGGAGCCAGAATCGCCTACGCGCTAATTCTATTGGTATGAGTGTCGGATTCTCATTTGTTGGGTTGGCAGTAAAATTGAATTTTAGGTGGAAGTCTCTAACCTTGCCTTGCAGATCCGCCTCAGCGAGACTATCTCTAGCCTGTTTATGAGGACAATCCTCTAGCCAACATTTAGGGTATTGACATACAGCGTACTCCTCATCATCTTGGTCTTCGTTCTTCATCATGCAATGATATTCTTCAAAACTCACTTCTCATTCCCTCCCACGCCATCCTTTTGATGACAATAAGAGTGGAATTTACACCCTGAACAGGAAAGACCTAGTTTCTCTGCACCAGCGAACATATAGCACCAATCGTTTACAGTTTTCGTTTCTCATCCTCTCCCACGCCACGCAGAGCCTTTTCTGTTTGGTCTAAATTCTAAGCATCGTAATTCACAGTTGATAATGGCGGTGTCCTCTGGGTTACAATCACAATAATATATACCTAATGATTCAAGTCTGAATCTATATATTTCTGGACTTGTACATTTACCTTTGTTTAACCAGAAACAATCTTTAATTTTAGGAGACTCACTCATGTCTTCTTCCCCCGCAGAGCCCTCTTTATAGAGAAGAGATAACATCCCGAATCCTCACACTCACCCCACCCTGGTCCCTCTTCACACTGCTCTTCACAGAACAGTTTACCCGATTTCTGGGCTTCGGATAACCGGGACTCAAGAGCCTCGACTTCGGAGACTAACATCAGTAATCCCTCAACGTAACCACTGTGGCCATACTTCACGGGGCCAAAGTCTACAGCATCACGCAACCTCTCGCTCAGTTTTTCACTCATGGTTCATCCCCCCCCCCACCAAAGATACTTTTACCCGTCCAAGGGCAGTCTGGGCACTCTTCCCGGTGTAGTTGCTCAACCTCCGCGTGGTCGTTCTTCGCCATGGCGTGGCGGAGCCTCTTCGCGTCCTTGACCCGGTGGAGTAGCTTGAGCCGCGTCTCGACTTCGCTGGCTGGCTTGCTCGTCTTGATGTAGTCTATGCGGTTCTCGATGGGTTCGGTGGTGGCTTCGACGAGCGTCTCGTGATGGATGTGCCAGTAGTATTCTGCTGGGGGGAGGGGGTTGGGTTCGGCAACTTCGCCCAGTATTACGTCGCCCTTCACCTTCGCTTCGATTTGTGCCTTGTCTCTGAGGTGGAATCCCGCGGCTATGCGTAGGGCGATCACTGTCTTCGCCCTTATACCGGCCCTGAGGGTGACGATGCCATCGCCTGCCTCGATGCCATCGCCTGCCTCGATGCCATCGCCTGCCTCGATGCCATCGCCTGCCTCGATGCCATAGCCTGCCTCGATGCCCCAGCCTGCCTCAATGCCATCACCTGCCTCGATGCCGGAGCCCATCCCCGCAATTATTGAGCCTGAGGCGTATAGTGATCTGCTGAACCGGGTGGTGCCGAGGGAGCCCTCGATAAACAGGTCACCCTCGCATCTATAATTGCCCTCATAGAGGAGCCCGGTGGGGGTTTGCTTGAAGTCTGCCCGAGTTAGGGTGGTCATCTATGGCGCCTCCTTCGGCTTCACGCCCAACTCCCCCACCAGGCGCTTCACCGCGTCGTCGACGACATCCTTCCGGCTGCCGTACTTCTTACTGTCAAATTCGTCTCGGGCCTCGTTGACCGCGGCATCGATCCACGGCAGAAGAGCCCCGTCGATTCTTACAACCCTAGACATTTTCTATCTGTTACAAGAGTGTAGCCCCCCCGCATTTAAATGTTACTAAAGTGTATCCCTAATGTAATTTTACACATCCACAATATATTTAAATCATTTATGTAGCCCTATCGTAACAGATAAGAAATGGGTTACCCCAACGCTGAGAAGCGCTCTAAGGTTATTCGTATACCCGAGGGCATGAACGACGCGATTGAGGAGTTCCTAAAGACGAAAAAAGCCCATGTACTCGGATTTAGATACAAAAGTGATATTTTGGAGGCCGCCGTTCGAGATCTTCTCATGAAGTACGGCGTCCCGGACCTTCTCGAAAAAAGCGGTGAAGAGCGTCGTGAATGAAGTCCTCGGCGTCCAGGTAGCCGAGTTCAGGTCGGTCCCTGATCAGCTTTTCCACCTTCCTGAGCAGCCTCCCGCACACGCAGGCCTCAGACATGGTTTTAGGCTTGGAAAACTGTCTTTAAAAGAGGTTCGTAGATTGAGGGGGGGGAGGTGGGTGAAAGCGTTTTATATTCAGATAAAAATGTTTACCTGAGAGTGTGAGAGAGATGGGTTTGTTGGATGTGAGTGTATGCCCAAATGAAGAATGTCAAGAAGGAATATTGGTGGGTAAGAACCTCACCACTTGTCCGACGTGCGGAAACTCAATAATTAAAATGAAAATGGGAAGTAAGGAACTTCAGGGATTACTCAAGGCAAAGAAGGAGAAAGCCCCCGCGAAGCCAATAGTCTCGGGTAAGGCACTCTTATTCAGCGAAGAAATGGCTGATAATGAAATAAAAACGTTAATTCTCCAAGACATGAGGAACCTGCAATCCCATGAGGCTGGGAGTGGATGGATGCGTCTCGGAACAATTCTCTCGGGTAATTCGACTGATCAGATGCTGGGCGCCGGCTTCAAGGCCCTCATCGATCAGAATAAGATCATCATCAGGCAGAACGAACTCCTACTTAGAGCCGCATCGAAGGAAAAACCCGCATCCCAACAAGCTTAGGAAACTGCTTTGGGGCTTTTAGCATGCCTGCGGCGTCGAGTCCGTAAGAATTTGAGGATGCCCGAGGATAGGCCTGCCCCGTTTCGGATTCCTACTTCGGGGGAAGCCGAGTCCGAGGCCCCCTTAACGTTGTCACTGTAGTAACACTTATATATCCCCCGTTGCTATTATAGAAACAGGGGAAAGGGATGATAACAACAAGCATAAGCGAACTCCTCCAGGGAGCAAAAAGGAAGGGGAGCCTTTTGGTGGAATATTTAAAAAGGGGGGATAAAACAAAATATGAATCTCCCGAGGATTGGGCCATAATGGTGGCGAGAATAAGTGACCTAACCCGATTCCTCACTGAGGACGAAATATATGTAAAACTCGGCGTCGAGCCGGGGAAGGGCTGGAACCCAAACGAGACCGTGATAGTCGAGCTCGACATGACGCAGGAGCAGATAGTCGCCGAGGCAAAGAGGACATGAGGAGTTACATTATTACCGACGCTGAACGCGAGGCCCTGCTGCGTTACATCGGCGGCCAGGACATCAACGCCACAAGCACCGTCCGCGGCATCCTCCACCGTTACCGCAAAAACAAACAGCGATATCGTGAAGATCTTGATTTGCTCCGAACCGCCGAGGAAGATCGTTTGCCACATATAAAGTAGTTGGGGCTTTGACCCGCCAATCGCGGCATACCCGCCCTGTGCCCCTAAGCCCCCTTAACCATCATAACCCCCTCTTGAGGTCGGAGTCGGCCCCCCGGCATCTGCTCTCCAGTCAAGTGTTGTCATATCATTCACCTAATGCAGTGGAAACGCCTCTCTTCGTCTCTGAATTTCCGCGTCTTCGCGGGCGACCTCCGCCGGGTCCCGCCCGTAGACCCCCGCCGGCACACAGTCGGCGCACAGGGGCGGCGAATAGTGGAGACGCCACTGAGTTTCCACCTCACTCTTCAGGAGCACGCGGCCGCACTCGCCGCAGGCCATCGCGCCTAGGTTCCGCGCCACGAAAACCTTCAACCCGCTTTCCCTCGGCACCCTCCTCATCCCAGCCATTTCGTTTTTCGCCATTACTAGGTGTGTAATCCGTTATATTTAAATATTTCGTATGTTGTAATTACTATGGGTGAAATCGTTGAGAACGGCGATACTCTCCGATCATGAAAGGGAGATCATAAAACGGTATCTTGAGTCGAGCGAGAGATTAAACGGAATCATTGTTTTAAGACATAGGTTGAAACGGGCCATTCCTCAGATTAAGGAAGACCTTGAATTCGTCGAGAAGTTCCTGGAGGGGCCTTAGAAACAGGATAATAGAACATTTATAATGTTATACTGAGGTGGCCGTTGAACATCATGCTCTTGCCCTTGCCGTCTCCCTTGAGGCGGGCGATCACCTGGTTCCGCTCGGGCTCCACCTCCTGCAGCGTGACCTCGTCGAAGCCCTGGTCCTCGAACCAGTC